GAGCAGTCGGAGCAGCGGGAGCAGCCGGAGCAGCCGGAGCAGCGGGAGCAGCCGGAGCAGCCGGAGCAGCGGGAGCAGTCGGAGCAGTTCCAGCACGCCTCGTTAGACTCGTTTTGCTTCTCGAAATCCGGATGCACCTTAGCGAATTCTTCGCTTACGCCGTTTACTTTCTTGTCTTCGCGATCATAAAATTCTGAGTAAGTTTTGAAAATTTGGGTCTGCATGATGGTTATGTTTTTGTAATGTAACGTGAAGTTACTACAATGACGGCTTCGGTGCAACATTTTGTGCAGGTAAATTTAATAGGCCCTCCGCGCGGGCCTCTTCCACTATGTTCCACAGTGCCTCGTCGGTCATTTCGTCAAGCTCGTCGTTTGGCATAGTTGCCCGGCCATCGCTGGTACGCTTGAATACTTTCAGCCAATCTTCCGGATTACGGTTCGTCAGAGCGAAGATGATCGCCATCGGGCTCGGGCCGTACCACTTTTCCTGCGTTTTCTTCTCAATAGGTATCTCCAGACGCTTGCCTGTGGGCGCCATCTTGTAATGGTAGCGAACAGTCTCCAGGACCTTGGTATGGCCGGTTATCAATTTCTTAAGGTTGGCTTTGGCGATGTCCCGGATAATGATGTTGTATGCTTTGCGGGACTTCTGGTAGGTCTCTTCGAATAAGGCCTCAAAAATAGGCCGGCTGAATATCCACTCCCAGAAATGGCGATACTCGATGTTATTTCGGACCATGCATTCCAGCAATCCGAAGTGCCCGCTCTTAAAATCCTGCATGGCGAAGGCGAACCGCTGGTATTCCTCGCGCTGATCCATCGGTATGGCGTCGTATTTATCTAGGAATTCCTTATCCAGGCTCATAGCTGCCGAGATGTCGCTTACGATGCCGTCCCGGCCTTCCATGCTGGCCATCCTGTCGCGCATAGCTTGCGCCTCTTCTTCAGCTATCTGCTTCTCCACACGCTCCTGAATCTGCTTGGCTTTGACCTGCTCTGAGGTTTTTTTGCGGGCTTCCATCTGCTCGGGCGTGAGCTCGGAAGGCGTTATGGTGCCGGACATAACCGCCAGAATGCGGGGGTCGTAAAGGATCTTGCCGCGGTCGCGGGGCTTATGGGTGAGGAACTTGAATACCTCCGGGTGATTTGCTTTTAGGTTGTCTAAGCGTCTATCGAGGGTGCGTCTGGTGACTTTGGCCAAAGCGGCCAGCTGCTTTATATCCAGAAAATCCATTAAAAGTTGAGGTTTTGACAAATATCAAGCGCCTCGTTTTTTGATGCAACTTTTCCTCAAAAAACCTTGGACATTTCGACGTTAGACAAAACGTGTCCATGTCCAAGGGCTTTGAAAGATGTTGGACATGTCCTATGTCAAAGGTTCGTTTTGGCGCGATTTTAAGTACTTTTCTTGGATTTCAAGATACAATTTTGATGGTGAATTTTCCTCTTCTACCTCCATTTCGTTAAGGTTTATGATGCGAAACTCGCGGGTGAGGATGCTGTGTACGAGCGTCGTTATCTGGGTTGTTGGTGACTCGATCTGCGCGTTGATGGTGGCTTTGAGCATGCGGTACATGCGTAGGACGATATCGGTTTTGTTGAGCCTTTCTTCGAGAATAATGATACCGTAGTCGTATCCAGCATAGATGCAATTGTCTTTGGTTCCCATGAGGAAGATGTAATCTTCGAAAGACTGCTCCAGGGCTTCTATTAACGAGAATTTGTTCTTGAGCATGAAGGCGTCGAGATTGAGGTGTTTTATTGGTCGCTTTGAATGTGGAACCTTTGATAGGACAAAATCCTTTGTGAACCGCTGGCGTGTGCCGGATATCTTGACGGGCTTGTAATAACCTGCTGGCTTGTCGTCGCGGTTTACAATTTTGTTGTCTTTGAAATCCCATGTGGCGTCTGCCTGGGCGGCTGTGAATGGCTGTGGAATCTTGCTGAGGTCGTCCGATGATAGACCGAAATTATAAATGGCGAAGGTGCCGTGATTCTGCCTGAAGGCTTCAGCTTGTTTTGAAATCGGGAACGTTGGATATTTGTATTTGTCGCCTGACTTGCCGCTGGTTATGGTGATGCCACCAAGTATTCCGTTTAGAATACCTTCGTGAATCTGTGATCCGGCTTGCATGGCTGGCGGAACATATGTTTGCTCATTTATGACGGCGTCCCGCTGTTCGTTCGGGGTTACACCAAAGTCGCATGATGTTACGAGCTCTGAATTACTGAATGCGTCGATTGCGTCATGGAATGCGGCGGCGGCGACCTCGTTACCACTTCCTTCGGGAAACATGCCGTAAATGCGCGGTCCTTCGGCGGGTGGCATGTCTGATAGCTGCTTTATGACGGCCAAGCGGTCAGCGTCGTTTTTGAAGAGCAGAAGGATTTCATCGCCCTGGCGGTCGGCATCGAATAGATACCGGTTGATCATTACTTTCATTGGAGATGCGGTTTAAGTTTGATTGATTGTTGAAATAAATAAAGGGCCGTACCTGGCGTCTCCTGGTCGTGCCCTTTGGTCTATAGTTGAGTTGCTAAATAAGCCGTTTGAAGAATAAATTTACTTTATTTGGTTGTCCTGCCGGTACGGCAGAAACAAGCTCCCAACCAATCGAACCCAAGTCATTCATGGCCTCGTGTATTCGTGAATAAAAGCATTCCTCCCATTGATACTTCCATCTTGGGCCACGGTACTTGACTTCAGCCGGGTCGCCATAGCCGAACTCCTGCCGGAACTTGTGGACACGTATTTTGCCCATAATCCGAATTTTCATCATCTCATCGTCTGTGAGAGTAAGAAGTTCCTGGCAAGTTGTGGCGCCATACATTTCAAATGCTTGGGCTGCAATGTAACGCGACTTGAAGAACTCTTCAATAGTGGTTTGGTTGGTTATAGGTGTTTCTGTTTTCATTGGATTTATGGTTTGACGTGATTGATCGGATAGAGAACCCGGGGCGGCCGCCGGCGATTGGGTTTTCCGGCGGCGCTGATCCGGGCGGGGCGCAAGACGTGGGCCTGCGATGTCTTTAGTTTAGGTGGAGCATTGATTTGATCTCCATGAAGCCGACGTGCGCTGGAAAGCATAATCTGAAAAGCTGGGCGTCAGACCATCTACCGCTCAGATTATAGAATCTAGTGTTTCTCTGTTTAAAGGCTTCACGCATGGCGCCATAAACGTATATGTCGAGTTTCATGGCCGTGCTTTCTTTTGCCGGCGAGCTTTTCCTTGTGATCCGTGATCCTTACGAGGACGGCCTGCCGTATGTAGGCTCTTCCATATAGCCATCAACTTTATTTCATTCGCGTTTTTTGGACCCCCGCAAGCAATTATTAAAGATGCTTCTTTTTCAATTTTTTCTATTGTGCTCATGTTTTCCGTTCGTTGATTGATGATGTAAATGTAACGTCAGATTACATGAAAAGCAAATATCAAGACGGATATTTTTTGACGCGTCCGCCAGTCTTGGGGCGTTTGCCTCTTTTTGTGCGTTTTTCAGCCTTTGCCTCCATCATGATTTGATAGTTAGGGCGGCCGTTGTTCGGGCAGGCGCTGATGTATGCGTCTGGATCGTTGGGGATATTGGCGATGAACTCTTCGTGTAAGGCATCGACTTTGGTTATCGGCTTATGGCAGCCGGGGCATATGGTAATTCTGCTCGGCATAAGATTTTGGGGTTACATTGAAAAATATAAGGATATGTCACTTTTAAGCATAATTGTAGCGTTGATCGTTATCGGTATCGTGCTGTGGCTGATCAACAATTACATACCGATGGATCAGAAGATTAAGACCATCCTGAACGTGGTGGTAATTCTTGTAGTTGTTATTTGGCTGCTGAGTGCTCTTGGGGCTCTTTCTTATCTGAATCGGCCGGTTCACTTTTAGTGAAATGGATCGGCATTTCAATGAGCGTACCAAGTAAGCCAATGTTGTATGCGATTAAATGGCCGTTCTTTAGCTTTTGAACATTGCAGTGGTATTCAAAATCGCGGTTATTATACATTGATGATTTTGATAATACCGATCCTACGTGAATCTGGTCAATTTCTGATGGCGGGTTAGGCTGAAATTTAAATAGCCCGTCATTTCGCTTAAACTCTTCACCGGCAAGGAACCGTTCCTTTGTTATCGGTATTTCAATTCTTCCACTATTCATGATGCAATTGTGGGTTGTCGATTAAAAACCAGTGTCCGTTCGGCCAGCGGCGCCAGGTCTTGGGCTCGGGTTGTTGTCTATGCTGTATGCGAATGTAGAGCCGCGTGTAAAGCCAGTTATCCTTTACTGCCTTGGCAGAATCCATTTTCTCTTGGTAGTATTCTTCCGATATCTGCCCTCTCATTCGCCGCCTGAGCAGCTGGCGGATGTATTCAGCCTGTTCGGCTATCCGCCTGGTGCAGAACTCCTCGCTGTCGAGGAGCTCTGCAGCGGTTGGTAATAGGTTATCGGGCATTGAGACAGGCGTTTAAGAATACTACGGCGCCAGTGATGGCAGCTGCCGCCAGGATCCGCAGCAGGATCAGGAGAGCGAATGCAGTCGTGTGTTTCATGGCTTCAGTATTTTAGCTCCATGCTCAATAACTGCCCGTATGTACATTTTCTGTATGATCGCAGCGAAAGTCGGCTCTGGATACTTGATACGGCGCGGTAAGACATTCTTACGGTAGTAGTCCAATGCGAATACCTCACCCAGTAAGAAGTGTGTGATCTTTACCAGGGCGTCGCCGTGACCGTATATCGTAAGCCCGAGCTTGTCGTAATAGAACAAGTCGTCCGGAAGGATGTCGTTTATCTGGAGGTTAAACTCGCCGCGGACTCCGGTCTTTTCCTGTAGTGCTTTGACGTCGCTGATGTCCTTCGCGAGCATGTCCAGGCCTGCGAGGTTAATAGCGATCGGGTCGCGGCCGTCGAAGCGGCGAGTTTTAGGGTCGTATTGGAAGCGTTGCATGGTTCTATTTAACCGTAACGGCTGATACTACCGTCTTGAATTGCTCAAACATCGTATCTGATATCGCCTTCGACTGACTGGAAAGGTATTTTGAAATCTCTTCCTTTACAGTTCTGTCGAACATCCTGGAAATGTCAGATGCCGTAAGACTCTCTTTGAGTTTTATTCTAAAGAAAGACTCGAGTGAATCATAGGTCTTGTTAGACCAGCCATCGGAAACTGTAACCTTATTCTTGAGGTATTCAGTGATGAGTGTGTTAATTTCCGTATCGACATATTCTTTGGTGAGTCTTGCGGCTGAATTATCAAGCGCTTTCTCAATCCGATCTTTGAACTGCTCGATAATGGTGTCGCTCACAATTTGCTCGATGTCAATCCGATCAAATTCTTTCTTGATTTGCTTGGTGACGAGTTCTTCGATATTTAATTCCATAAAAAGTTGGGGTTTATATTGATTAGTCAAATGTAACACGAAGTTATATACAAGGCAAACATCCAAAGAACTATATTTTAAAACCGTTCTCTATTAGCCACTGAACGACCTTGTCGTCATCATAAATTCGGCGTAAAAGGTCTGTTTCCGACATAGCCATCGCAGTTGCCACTTCGGCGAGTGTCTTGTAACGGTGGATTGCCAGGGTAAAGTTTTCAAATGAAAATTCCTCTGGGCTGCAGAAGTCACCCCAGAGCGCGAGCTCAACGATAAAGGATTGGGAAAAATCTCGCTGTTTGGCCCACTTGTCCCACCGGCTTTTATTCTGGGATTCGTTTATGGCATTTAGAAGCGCCTGGTATCCTTGTGTTATGAATGCCTTGCATTGGTGGAGCGTTGTGGGATTATCGACTATGTAAGCGGATACCTCCTTGGGGTCCAACTGTAAGCCCTTGCAGGCGTGCGTAAGGCCTAGCCCGTTGCAAAGGGCGGCATAGATAGTCTGGTGCTGTAGCTCGTTCAGGATCACGTTTTGCTTTTTAGGATATCAATGATGGCTTGCGGCGCCCATTTATCGAACCGGCGTTCGTCGATGTTCAGAACGACTACTGATGGCTCTACTTGGCTACTGGAAAACATTACCATGTATTTGTATCCGCCGTTCTTAAACCTGGTTCCCTGCTTAATGGGTAATCCCTCGATGGTGTACATGTCGCGGCGCGGCCACTTGCCTTTAGCGATAAAATGCAGGGCATTTAACTTCTCAGCCATGACATAGTCCGGAAAAGGTTGGTAGCCCACGGCGTTGTAGCAGTTTTCGAGCGTCAGGATACCGGTAAGGAAGTTTGTCAGAGCATCATAAAGGAACTGATAATTGCCGCACTCGAAGCGGACCAACTCGGGGTTTTTGAAGTCTTTATGGTAGACGAAATTGGAAAGCATGTCGCCCAGTGGGGGCACGGTCTTAGGGCTTGCAGTCTTCAAATTCTTCATCGGGTGAAATTGTGCTGGTGATCATCGTAGGGTTTTTGCCGCAGAAATATAGTTCGCCGGCAGGCCATGAAGCAAGGCTTTCACCTGGTTGTAATGGCGGATAGAAGCTTACATTTTCATAATCAACGATAGCCAATCCGCATACTATGCAAAACTGCTTAACGCCATCAAACTCGCCGGCTATGTGTCGTATGTTCATTTTTTTCGTATTGGCGTTTTTGAATAGAAATAATGTCCAATCTCGTACACGTGGACAATATTCCAAGTGAACAGGAATAAAACAATATGGTAAGCTATTCGGCGAATGTATAGCCAGCAGATTGGATCTCGTTTCTTCACATCCCCAGCTGTTTAAACCCGTTGTCCTTGAGCGTTTCGTAGAACGTCTGGCCCTTATCCAGGACATAGACGTATGGCATGAACACTTCCATAAATTCTACCTGCTCAAGCTTGATCATGGTTGCCTGGAGCTCAACCCATTCTTTGATGTTCTTCCAGGCTGTACGGTCAGCCTGCTCTTCAGCGGACTTCTCCTGCAGTCGGGTTGGCCGACGGTACTGCTGCATGAAAATCTTCTTCAGCGGGCCGCGCTTGGCTGGCAGCTTGAACGGAATCACGCCGCCGCCCATGGTTGGATGTGATATTGAGAAAGTGATGCTATCTACCTTTCCAAACCCGTCGTATTCTTTGGCAATGTTGCGCGCGCCCATGCCGATCAGCGTCTTTTCAATCTGGTTGATTGACTTCTCCGGCGCTACGGAGGATGTTCTATTTTTGATCATGAAGTTTGATTGGTAAACGTTCTGGTATTTCATCGTATGTTCTGCCCTGCAGAAGTCGGCCGCTTTCTTTCTTGTTCTTACCTCCCCATTGTTTGAAGAAGAACTTTACGCCGGCGCGAGCACACTGGTCTCGTATTGATGTAACCCACTCTTCGCGCATTGGCCGAGGCTTACGGCCACTTTCTCCGCCGACAATTACCCAATCTATCATGCCCAATTGCATATTCTCTATAGGTCCTAAAAGTGGCTCTAAAGAAAGAAATTTTGTATGGGCAGTTGTGGCAGACAAGTCAGTTATACGTTTGGTGTATAACTCGCTTTCGACACTGACACCAAGCCACAAGTTTTCAGGCCATGGTGTTCTTGGACCTATCCATTCATAATCCAAAAGCCTTGAACTGCGCTTGGTTAGAACCTGGAAAGTATGCTGTGGGTTTTCGCGGATCACCTTCATCACCCGATCTATGAAATCGAATGGAACATCGTGATGAAACAGATCGCTCATTGAATCAACGAAAACCATTCTACTGCCTCGCCATTTGTATGGGCGCTTAAGCTCGTCTTCGTGAATGCGCAACTTGAAGCCGTCCTGATACTTTTCCTGGCCCATGCCTTTCAGCCGGCGCGTCATCACTTCGGCATAGCAGAACTTGCAGCCTGTTGAAATCTTGTCACATCCCGTTGTCGGGTTCCACGTGATTTCTGTCCATTCTATTCTTGAAGATGTGCTCATAATTGAAATCTTAAAAAGAACCCCGACCAGTTGGTCGGGGTAGACAAACAACCCATTAACATGCTCCCGTGGACCGATTCGAACGATCACCGCCCGCTTTCGCAGCGGTTCTGCCAGTTAAACTACACGGGATGACCATTTAATATATTGTTATAGTTCTGTACTGGAAACATCCACCCTGTACGAGCCCGAACTCTGTTTCAATCCAGGGGCCGCAATTACTGCATGATTGTGATTGGTCTTGGCAGACTGCCCAACCACATCCATAAACAGAACCATAGTTTGCCCACTGGCTACACTGTAGTAACATCGGGGCCACAATTTCCTCTTCATCCTCAATTACAAGGATGTAATGCGCGTAGGGCTGAAGTTCTTTTAGATTTTCTACAGTAACCTCGGTTACAGGTAATGGCTCAGATTTAGTTTGAGCTTGAGAAACAAAAGCGCAAAGCGCCACAACGAGCGTTAAAACTAACTTTTTCATAAAATGCCCTTACTTTACCCCCGGGCCAGAGGTTAAATTGTTAAATATTCTACCCGTTTCCTGAATCAATGTCGTGTTTCATATCTACTTTCCGGTTGGTGGTTCAGTGTACGTAATGACTACTTTTTTGCCGTCGTATTTTACAGTGGTATTGTCGGTGTGCACCTCTCTGGGCAATCCCCCTACGCTATCTATCACGTTGCCTGAGCCGAGATCTTTACTCCCTTCCTCTGAATTCCATATCCTAGGTTCTTTGGATATCTCTATTGAAGGTGTATTATCACCAAACACCCGCCCAGTGTATGAAGCCAGTGGTATGGGCCAAATGATAGGCCCTCCAGTATTAGTGTATTTTTTGGCAAATTCGGCCCATGATTCATAGCCCGCATACTGAGCGACTTTATCCTTTGCTTCCTGTAGTGTCATGTTATTGTTTTTAACTGGGCCCTATCCGGCGTCAGGCCCGTTGATCCTTGCGCTTTGCCGGATCAGAGTTAATCATTCCCCATAAATTGCCGGGGTGGCGTTATTTTTTTGATTCAGAGATCATAGAATTCATTATGGCTATAAACTCATCAGTATCATGATGCCTGTAATATTTTATACCTCCTTCAAGAGCATTCCTAACGTTATCACGATGTATGTACCATTTATAACTTTTTGTTGTTGTCTGGATTGCATTTACGCCGAATTTCTTGGCAATATCAATTACGTCCATAGGATGGAGACTGCCGCAGAAACTGCAACAACGGTCGCCGTTAGGCATTTTATTCCATACATCTATGTTTTCCTTTTTTTCCCAAGGTCCATATTCAGACATTCTACGACCACATGTCTGTCTTTCCAACAGATCAATTTCTGATTTATCAATAACAACAAACTCTTTTTCGACTTCGTATTTATGTTGCCGGTACGGCGTACTACTATCAGAAAATAAGAATCTGAGCAAATAATCTCCACTTTCGTGAAATCCAACATGCTCTACAATGTGACCAGATCCGTTGTTTCTTTTTAGGTAATTTAAAATTTCCATTGTTATATGATGATGATTTTGGGTGGATGGCCGGATTCGAACCGGCATTGTCACTGCGAATACTTAAATCACAGCTCGTATTACCATTATACGACATCCACCTTTTATCGGCCCCGCTATCCGATTACAACTCGGAAGATCATTTAAGACATAATGCTGTACACTCATCAAATCTTAAATAACATTATCGCAGGGCACTCGCTTTTAGTGTTTCAAAATAAACCGGCGGCTATTAACCCGTTACATGCCTTACCGCCGCCGGCGCCAGTAATCCTCTCTATGAAGAACGCCGCAGATACCTGGCATATATCCGCGAATAACAACCATCAAACAATATAGTGCTTTCCGTCGCTCAGCGTGTTATGCTTTGCGTGTTGCATATTGATAAATTCTTCCTTAACCCATTCTTTCACCTCCAACAGGGTCACCGAGAACTTACCGCTCAAATCTTCAAACTCGGTCCTGGCCAGATCTTCAAGATTGTACTTGGTATCTTCTGTGATCTCTCCTGTTTCAAGAGCAATCTTAAACAGGCCGGGATACTTCGTAATAAAAGCCTTAGCGCTTTGTCTTGCTTTCTGTTCTGCTTCCGTCTTATTCATGATGTAAATGTAACTTCAGGTTATTTAGAAAGCAACAATATTTTTAATTTTTATTTCAAAACAGCCGCGTACCCCTCTTCGGTGAGGCGCTTATGCAATTCCTCAGCCTTATGCATGTCGTTGATCGTTACGGTTACTATCCAACCGTTTTTCACATCTTCAGTTGTTTCGTCGGCCTTTGGGGTCAGGTTAAACTCGACTCTTCTGTTTTTCTTAAGTGAATCGAAGTTTGTGTTTACCGATAGCCAATCCGGTTGAATGTCAAATGTGAACTTCAAGTAGCCTTCATTGGTCACCGTTCCGAATTGGCTACTGATCGCCAGAAGATTCTTTTTCGCTTCTTCAGCGTTGGCGCCGGGAACCAGAAGGTAAGGGATCTTGATCGGCTCTACATTTTCCATCCGGAAAACATACCGGCGTTGATTGCCATCGATAAGGTATAGCTTTTCGTCCTGCGGATTCTTCCACAGCACGAACGGGGACAGCAGCCCCTGGTTTATTAAACTGCTTCGAAGGCGGGCGTAATTGCTCTTCTTGAGCTCTTTAAGGCCTCCCTGAATATCCACCGGGTCTCGGTAATCTATAACAGGTAGTTGTGATAGGTTTGGGTTGATGTTGATTTTCATCGTTTCTATTCGAGTTTATTGATTCTATCTATTGGCAGCACGATCTCGCTGTCGTATGAGTTTTTGACTGTTACCCATTTTCCAGATATCTGCTCTTCTGTGATTTTCGGGTATTGAACGGCGAGCCATGCTTCTTTGTCCTTTATGCCAGATATGTGTTTGAAATCGCGATCGATCGCCATTATTATACCGCATCGGGAAACATCCAGTGAATCGCATACGCGGTCGCCCAAGCGGATGATGTCGTCGCTTTTGCTTACAAAATCGATGTGGCTAACATCGTCGCTCACTGCTGTAGCGGTGATTGTCGCGCGTATCAGCGAGATGTCCGCATCGAAGAAATCCTCCGACGCGGCAAGAATCGCTTTCTTGATAAGTTTTAGATGGTGATTGTTGACTGGAGTATCTGTAACCAGGTCCAATTTATAGCTAGTTTTATACTCGCTGTTGCTTTTCATTTTCATAGTTAAGGATGTTTACAGCGAATATAAACAGGCTAGTCCATTTTGTCGTGCGGCAATATTTCATGCTCTGGCGGCGAAGGCGGCAAGATAGTATCGAAGATGCTGTCGAAGTTCAATGCATGTTTGATCCACATCTTAGTATCAAGCGTGAAATCAGATTTGAGCATCCATTCGGCATATTGCCGGTCCGATGTTATCGTTTTGTTAATGTTCTTTCCGAAGTTGTAAACGATGTGTCTGTTCTCGTTCAGCGCAAGCTTACCGGCAAAGTCAACGATCTGTTTGCCGTTTGTTGCTATTTTGTGGTACTCTTCGATGCCTTCTCCGATAACATCGGAATGATTGTCTACCTGGCAAGCAAAAACTATTTTTGCTACCTCAGTATCGTACTCAGCGCCGTGGGCCTTCTTGTCGTCCATCTCCAGGCCGGTGTAGTGCTTGTAACAGGCGCCGAGTGTACGCGGCATGATAACTGATTGATTCTTCAGCGTGTCGATGAAACGGGTTTCCTTGTTTATTACACCATGATGGCCAGCGCGTAAAAGCTCTTCGGCCAACAGCGGCAAATCAAAGCCCATGATATTGTGGCCTGCCAGATCACAGCCACTAATGAAGTTGGCAATTACAGAAGCGACTTCAGAGAACGGCGGATGGAAAGCAAGTAATTCATCGGTAATACCTGTCACTTCTACGGCGCCAGGCGACATGGGCACAGTAGGGTTGACATAGAAACTGATTTTGTCGATAATTTCTTCATGACTGAGATAGCGCTGAAGATCAACCTTTACCATGGAAATCTCTGCTATCCTGGCGGTGGCTGGATTTGTATCCGTGGCCTCAAGATCGAAGAATACTACTGGTCTACTCATTGGTTTATTTTAGTTTGATTGTGTCTCTGCAGATGTCTTCTTCGCGCGCATGTCCGCTCGGGCCTTGGCTGAGGCAGCTTTCATAACTGCCTTGTCGTCGATAGAAGTCTGGCCGATCAATAACGCCTTTGATTTATCCTGTCCGTTGCCCATGGAAGCGAGGAATACAATATCAAGAAGTAAAAATTCAATTCGCTTCTTATCCTTGGCGGGGCTCGTCGATGTGTTATTGTTAAGGTTGTCTACGATTTCGTCAAAGTCCAATGTGAAGAATACATCTTCTGATATCTCGACACCTGGTTTGATATCCATCGGCGTCCAGTGTTCACCATCAAGCAGCGCCTGAACATTCAAAGTGAGGTCGTACTTTTTACATAGATCATATACAACTTTGTTCTCAAGCTGGATCTCTGACCAAATCTTGGCGATGGCGATGATCTGCGCCATGTTATGCAGGCCGGTATCGCGCCGGCATTCATTATCGCGAAAAGCTTCCCAAAGGAGGTTATCGTAATTAGCCTCGGCTGCTGCTTTGAGATCCATCTGTTCTGCCTGCTCCCGGCTCACTTCTGGCTGAGGCGTTGAATCTATAGGCTCAGGTTTTTTCTCTTCAGTCTTAGATGAATTAATAATCCGTATGTATCCGGATTCGATTGCTTTTTCGTGGCTTTTGGATGGACCGACGAAAACGGCATATACCAGATCCTTTAAGCTTTTTTCCTTCTTGGCATCTACTGGCTGATAATTGTCAATACTTATGATGTCGCCGAGATCTTTGTAGTGTTTTTCAGCACCAGGATATCGGGCTGCATAAACCACGGTTCGCATTTTTTCGCTGTACTGGCGATGAAGGTCTTGATAATGCGCAATGTGTTTATCTCGATAACAGGAAAGGTCGAGGCATTTATCTGAATCTGTCATATCCTTGAACAGTCCCGGCATCGTTCGCTTCATGCATGACATGCAAGAACCGCATGCAGCTAATTTTTCAGACGACACATCGAAATCAGCCCAGGCCAAAGGCATAAGGACATTGTGATCGAAGAAAGCTTTCAAATCCTTCAGTCCCGAAAACATGGGCTGTTCTACGCCGTTTACGATCACATTGACGATTGTCATATTCAGCGCTTCCTTCTGCAATTTCTGCTCTAGCTGCGAAATCTTTATGGCTGCTGTTACTGGTAGAATATCCTTCTCTAAATACTGCTTAGCCTCGGGAATGAGATTAACGAGCCGGATGCGGCTATATACGTACTCCTCTGTCTTGCCAAATTTATTGGCTATATCGATAAGCTGCACGCCTCGGCGCTTCTTCAGTATGCTGTCGTATGCCTCTCCTTCATCCAGAGGTGTAAGATCCTCACGGTTCAGGTTTTCAGCCACTTGCATGTCGAATACCTGATCATCGTTAAGCTCCAATATTTTACATGAAATATTGGTCCATCCAAGCGCGGTAGCAGCCCTGAATCGACGTTCTCCAAATACAATTTCATAGACCCCTGTAGGCAACAGCCGAACACCAAGCGGCTCCAGAAGACCATGCTGGTTCATACTGGTCGCAAGCTCTTGAATATTTGATTCTGAGAAGTGTTTACGTGGGTTGGTAGGGCTCGTGCGGATCAGAGCCAAATGTAGTGATGTGTATTTTTCCATATAAAAAAAGGGACGTTTCTTTTGTAAGGGGACGGCATTTGGCTACTTCAAGTCATCAGAGACTTTATAACCGAGCTCGCAGAGCAGGAAAATGATAGTGCCGATGTTGTCGGGAAAGTCCAACATCTCGCCATCATTCTTCATGCGGTAAATACTCCAGTTTTTGGTAATGAATACGACAGAGCCATCGTATCCAAGCATAATCTGCTTTTCGCTTGGAATGACGTTTAGCGGTTCGCCAAGGCCTTTACCGCCAAATCTCAGATGCGCGATGATGTCGGCCAGATGCTGCTCGGTCAGGGAAGAAAAAGACCTCAGCGCAGGCGTAACCATATCACCATCCACCCACTGCGAGCGCTCGCCAGACTTGATCTGGACGCCGCTGTCCTCCATATCCACGTTTTCAATCTGCCCAGTCTGGTTGTGCTCCTCGCCAAGGACCATAGCGAAAGCACCGATATAATGCTTTAAAAAGGTCCACCGGCTTAATTTTTCCATTTGAATGGTCATAAAAATTGGGGTTTTAGTAAAATGTAACTTCGCATTACAAATAAATGCTATTTGCATGCGAAGTCAAAATATTTTATCTAAAATTTGGAAAAATGACCTGCCAGGAGTATTGCGCCCTATTTCTGATAGGCGAGGCTGAAATCTTGGGCTTTCTCGTTCCAGATAATGTAACGGAAACGCCCCATAACGGTATAATCAAGCTTGCCGTTTACAAGATTGTAATCTAACGCCTGATTGCTGGTGTAGGTTATGCCGCGGGCAGCTTTGAACTCCTCGAGGCTCAGTAGCTTATATTCAACTCCATCGATGATGATGTTTGGCCGCGGATATTCCATTAACGCCTTATGATAATTATTATCACCAAAAATAGGATGATCGCGATCAGAATCCAAAATAACGACGTTTTCCAAAATTGTTGCCGGCTGCCGTCGAGAGTTACATGCTGCGTTTGAACATCCTTTTTTACCGTTTGCTCCTTGATCTTGTAAAAAACTGAAGCAAGCTGCCCGCCCTTGATCGTGGTTTCAATGTTTATTCGATCGTCGTTGAAAACATAGACGCTGTCGATGGCATACCCGCGCATGAACTTGTCCCGTGCCAGCTTGATCTGCTGATTGACTTTATAGGATTCAGCGAGCGCCCGCTCCCTGGCTGATGCCAGAAGGTTACCAGACGCTATTGCGCGGCGTAGAGAATCGTTTCTCAGCACGAGGCTGTCATAGTCACCTGCATCCTTATTGAATGCGGCAGAATCGATTTGTGGGGTTATCAGGACCTCCCGAGTTTCGCCTGGAACGATTATCTCCACGGTGAGCATCTTGTTTACCGAGTCTGCCACGCTGGGATCTAAGCGAATGCCTTTTTGGATTTTGTCAAAGCCTCGGCGTACTAGGGAACGCGCGCGCTGCTTGGTGGATATGCAGCTGCTGGCGAGTAGCGCAATTAAGAGTACAGAAAGGGTTATTTTTTTCATGTTTGTCGCTCGGTGTAGTCTTTGACAGCCTTACGAACTGAATCGTCGAATATCTTGTATAAGCTTCCCACCATTGTCAATTCTTGATTCCGCGCTTGGGTTAGGGCCTGAATAATGGATTCTAAATCCCATCCGTACGCCATCGATTTCTTTTTCAATTCGATCAAACAGTTGTCGATCACCATGAAAAGTATTTGTATCAGTCCACGCGTGCTGCAGACAATCGGCAAAGGTCCAACGTGGTTGATTCGGTGGATTAAGTCGTTCGACTCGTCTATGTGCTGTTTCTTTATTGCCTCCAATTCCTCCAGGTGCTTCTGCTGCATTAAATGCAATTGCATTTGATGTTTGAGTAGAAGCTTTTTTACGGCGCGGGCGAGGAATAGCAGATGTAGCGGCAAAGAAGCAAGCAAGCCAAGCAAGAACATCCCGAATAGCATCAGGTAAAAGTTCACGGATTAAAAATGTTTCGGATTTCATTACATAATTTTAAAAATGGTTTCGCGGCTATTAATACGAAGTAGGCAACCAATTTAATGGTGTTGATGTCGAAGCCGCCCGGCAGGACATCGTCATTATAGCGCAAAACGAAATCAAAAAGTGTTGCCACCTCCAAAACGATAAAGCAGATCACATTCGTCCTGTTTTTGGGCATGAAAATGCATACCAAAAAAAGAATTGTGGCCTGGTAGATAATTCTGGATACATGTTCGGATGACAAGTAAACGACCCACTCGGCTGGTATTTGCTTGTCTGAAAGAGGAAACTTGTACAGTTTTTCTGCCGGCACAACGTTATGAATAACCATAACGCCGACGCCGGCATACATCATAATCTGTAGCACCTGTTCCTTATTGCGAACCAGCATTCCCCATACATACGCCGGCCTGCTCTTCAGCCATCGCATAAAATTATGGTATACCGCAAAAAATAGCTGTATGACAGCTGCGGTATTATGCTTTACGATATGTACGAGTGTGGTTATCAAAGGGGAATAAAGAAGGGTCTAAAACTTTAATTGCTGCCAGGTGGTTTGGTCGGCGGCGGTGTGATGGGCTTGCCGTTGTCGTCGTCGACACCGTTTGTTTCCGGCAGCTCGGGCTCAGGCACCGGCGTAGGCGCAGGTACGCAATCTTGAGTCTGTTCGTTTTCCGGTGAGGTCTCTTTAGGATCTGGTTCCATAAATTTTTAATTATTGTTTTGTTCTTGCGACTAGCAAGGTAGCAGATAAAACTGAAAGAAACCCAACACTTCCTTTTAGTAGATTTATGTTATTGATATCGTGCTTTAAAATATTAAGGCGTTGTTGGTATTTGGTAGACGACTTCTGATAATACTTCAGACTTTTATTCAGCGTTACGATATCTTCCTGGAGATCGCGTTCGGATGCTTCATGAACGCGTACTTGATTTGTAAGATATACTATCTGTGATTGTTCCTGAGTACACAATGAAGTTCTCAAGCGCTTATTTTCGGCATTGAGAACGCCGATACTGTCGAATAGATGGACTGATGTTTTTCGCGCGGCGTCGCGTTCTCGGACAAGGCGATTATAATCAGACTCGCTGATGATCCTATCTTGGCACCACGCGCTGAAGGCTCCGAATATAATTACGCAAAGAATCAACCCTTTTTTCACAATCTGTCCTGGTTTTTTCGATGATCTTCTTCTGCTTATTGATGGTGAATGACTTGTCTTTTGTGTCCCCCTCGTATATCGTAATCATGATGCTGTCTTCCTTGACACGGAATAAAAGTTCTTTTGTTAGCCGGCTGTATACATAAATGATGCTGTCCTTTTTCTGCATGACGCTATCCTGAATCTGCAGCGTGCTGTCCGTTTGGATAAGGATTTGATGTGTTTTCAGAGTCGACCGCTTCGCTTCATACGTCACAATCATGATCAAAATCAATATACCAACGGCAGCTATGACAAATTTATATTCCTTTAAAACATCACTTACTTTCATACTTATCGATTTTTTTACTCAATTCTTCTATTCTTTGATCTCTCATCTCGTTGGCTTCTTTGATTTTCTCCTTCATCTCGTTGTCAAACTGTGCACGCTGCCTTCTTCCATCCAAATATTGCCACACGTTTAAAGCGACAAGAACAGAGCATATCCACTTCATTAGGTCGAAGAGGGCGTTTTGCTTAGCAAGTTCCTCCATGGCTCCGCCATTCATCGAAGGAATGACGGAACCATCAATTTGAAGAAGGATTGTGTATATGTATAATATAACTATCACACTACTTTAATGAAGCCCATTACATCAAGGCCGCTTTTATCTCCGCTGAGTGTGCGTGTGTGCTCAAATACCCGGTCACCGTTCCGTGATCCGCTCGCGCCAGTATTTCCTTCAATCGACATGAATGTTGTGTCGTTGATAGCCATGGATACTATACCAGCGTGCCCGTTGTAAGTAAGTTTTCCATCTTTGTACAAACCCCATATAACAAGCGATCCGAGAATAGGTTTATCGAATATGGTATATCCGGCGGCTTTGAAGTTCTCAAGCGTCTTTCGAGTAGAAGGATCAAATAACTTCTTAAATGCTTCCGATTTCTCGGGGAAAGCCTTTCTGAAAACCATCTGCGCAAAGCAGGCGCACCACGCATAGCCTGGCTGCCACTCTCCAAGGGCCTTCATCTCCTTTTCGAATTCAGGATCTTTGAATCCGGCATTGCCGGGTACCTCCAATTTGCCCAGGTAGGTTCGGGCTATTTCAATTTGCTTCATATTTTTTAATTAACGGCTTGATCCCCGTTATGGCAAAGATAAACATCTCCGCCGGTAACAGATACAATCCTGCTTACCAGGATCGGATGATATCCTTTCGATAGCGCCACACCTGTCTGCGTCGCGCTGCCACCGGAATCCTTCAGAGTTACAGTAGAATCAGCTGTCAGGTAGAATGTCACATTGTTTAACACTTTACCATTGAAGGTGATGTCGGCATCAACTGGAGTGTACTTTGTGAAGTATCGGCATTGAAAAATAGGTCCTCCCATAAAATTTATTTTTTAAGTCATTTTTTCATAAGCAGAGTAAGCGCCTGAAACATCCATCGGCCATTTAACACCTTCATAATCGTATTGCGCCATGTGGTGTATTCTGGTGAACGACTGCCGCGCCCGGAATGCTGGCGATGAAGTGCTGGTCAGGTGAAAATCATTATTCGCCTGATCTACAAATCCAGGTGTCGCAATGTTCGTAGTGATGTAGTTGTTTACTATCCAGTTCGCCTGTGAGCTCACGTTTCCGTTTACGCCATATTGCGTTGTGTTGGCCGCAACAATCAAATTGTCCGCAGATATATACGGATTAACTTTTGTTGATCCCATGCCGGAATTGTAGAACATGTAAAAAGGCGGGTTCGTAGCTGAAGCTGGTATAATAAGCGTATTGTTGAAGAACTTAATAATTATGTCATTGAATCCTTCAACGTTGTTCGACGCCTGGCTAAATATGTTCGATGCAGGATTTGATATTCGATTCACGAAAATATTGGAGAACACTTCTACGTTTCTACCCTTCGTTCCGGTTTGAGTCTGCATGAGCTCGGGAGCGGTAAGAATGAGATTTTGGTAGAATGCCACATCTCTGCACCCAGGGTTTATAACTATGCCGTCGCGCTGGCCGCTGTTGTTACGTAAGCCTGAATTCAAGAAGACGTTATTGTGGGCCTCTACGTTATTGCAATTTCCGAACTGTATAGAATCGTTTCCGGAGTTCTCACAAATCACATTGTAAAGGCGGACGTTTGAAAGCGTTCCATAGTTGTCCGTGTCGCCAGTTCGCCCCAGATATAAGGATTCGTCGAGCATATCGTGGATGTACATCCGAAGCATCCATATCTTATTGAACTGGTAATTCGAATAGTTGATATCTGAATCGGCGAAGTTTTGTGCCTGTGCCGTGCATGAAGATCCTATTCGAGCATTTGAAGCGCCGCCCCGGCCGTCTACCTCGAATCCGGCCAGCGTAATACCTTTTCCGGCGTTGGCCAGCGTAGTCGATCCGTCGTCTTCTATGCCGCGTAGGTATATGGATTGGCCAGCGGTCGATATGCCTGGCCCGAAGGTAAATTTGACAGCGTACTGCAGCGCGTCATCCGCGCAACCGTCGAAAAGAATATTCTGGCACTCGGTTACATTGAATGGATACGGGTAGCCATTGGTCTCTATGATCATCTGTTTACCAGGAGTCTTTGATTTAAATATTACGTGAATAGGCAGGTTTTCATTCGTGCTTTTCGCCTTAATGGTGGTTATGGCGTTGGCGAAGTCTATCGTGTTCGCGCCGTTCTTACCGGACCTTGTTCCATTACCGGTAGCCCATATTTTATATCCTTGCCGATCAACATTACCCAAGTCTGCAAAACCGCTAAATCCACCCGAGTCCATATCCCATGTTACGTTTGCCTGCGCCTGGGTGAATATTGCGGGGAATACCGTTACCGCCCGCTTGAAATACCGCTCAAATGACAGCGTTCCTTTCGTAACGACTACACGAAGATCATAAGCCTTCATAGCAGTTGTAAATGTATAAAGAACAGATACGCCAACGCTGCTGGTTTCTTCTGCAAGTGTCTCAGAGTCTATGAGGGACCAAGTGCAATTATATCCGGTAGGAATATTCAGTGAACATCCGTTTGAAACTCCCACGCGCCATACATCTTTCAAACCAGTTGTCGTTATTTTCTCTCCTAACAAATTCGGTGTTGAGTCTCCAATGCCGATACCAGAAGATATTGCTGTTGTAGAGCCTCCAGTATTTGTTGCGGTTACTGCGCAAGTAATCGTGGTGCCATCGTCTGCCCCAACGAGAAGGTATGTAGAAGATGTAGCGCCAGAAATATTCGTTCCATTACGGCGCCATTGATACGTATATGAAAGTGTCGCTTGAGATGTCCATGTGCCGTTTGATGTGGAAAGCGTCTGGCCTACAGCGGGCGTTCCAGTGATTGCTGGCGGCACGGTGTTAACCGGGTTCGCTGGCAATACTGATGCAGTAGACGCTGATGTTGCCGGCGTCGATCCGCCAGTGTTGGATGCCGTCACGACAACGGTTATGGCTGTATTGTAGTCGGTGGTTATAAGCGTGTAGTTCGAGGCTGTCGCGCCAGATATATCACTTCCGTTACGCTTCCATTGGTATGTGTATGAAATTGTTCCCTGGCCAGTAAACGTTCCATTGTTCGTTGATAGCGTGTTTCCAACTTTAGCGGTACCGCTGATTACTGGCAGCACTGTATTCAACGGATTTGCTGGCAGCGTAGTCAAAGAATTAGAATCTGCCGAAGCTGATCCGGATCCATTGGTAGCCGTTACTGTACAGCTTAAAGCAGTATTATAATCAGCAGTAACAGGAGTATAATTTTGACTTGTCGCGCCGGAAATATTTACTCCATCTCTTTTCCATTGATATGTAAACGTTGGGGAGTTAGTCCAGGAGCCGACGCTTACTGACAAAGATGTTCCAACTTTTGGTGTTGCTGAAAGGCTGGGGGCAGCCTGATTAACCGGCGGTCCAATTCCGTTATTACCCGTTATTGAACCTGCTATGAATATTGAATTAGAGATCAGCATTGTAACAAGTTGTTTACTGATCAAAAATAGCCCAAAAGAATCGACACAAAAAAACCCAGGAATTTCTTCCCGGGTTTTAACCCTACTACTAAATGATGATAATTTATATAACAAATGTAACTTCAAATATTGTATCAACCAAATGCCCCGCCGACAAAAAGCAGAAAAATACCAACAGATTGAAACACTAAAGTTATTATCAGCATTCTGTAGCTGTCTTTAAATTGGTATTTAGCCTGGGTCAGGTTGTGGACAAGCCTCGGGTTATTATTTGGATTATTCATTTGTTGAATCGTCTTATGCAAAAGACGGCGGTGAAATTCGAAGTGCCATATGCTGGCAAGCACCGGTAACGCCTGAATTATCAGGAACATGATCAAGTACACGTTCATTGTATTACTTCTGTGGTTTTGATCCAATCGTGCTGGTTTTTGATCTTGTTGGAAACATACGATCCAGCCGAATCAGAGGCTATTAACTCCTCCCATTTGTCAATGGTGACGCGGAGATAGTTATACAACTTACCTCCTTTGTATTGAACTTGAAGAGTGGACGTTTTTTCATCGTATGCCACCCTTTCTACATTCGATGAATTTTCGATTTTCTTGTACATGGTTTTTAGTACTTAAGTCCGAAAACAAGCTTGGCGGCGTCACGGTTGTGTTCGTTTGAAGAGCCCTGCCAGCCGGTGAATTTTTTCATCTCCTCGGCATCCCACTTCCTGGTCTTGGGCTGCACCTGGCGGAAACGTATTCTCCTTTTATTCATGTATTCCATGAACAGAAATGCGTTCTCCTTATTGCGGCCGACATCCTGGGCGATCTTCCGCATCATGCGCTCTGTAGTTCCTGGCCTTACGAATGCGGGCTCGTTAAGTTGCGGATCTTCGATGACGATCTCTAAATCGGTTTCGAAATCCAGTTCGCCTGGAAGAACGGTTTCTTTGGCGAGCTCTTCCTTGATTACCTTTTCGAATGTATCAAGCAGCTTGATAGTGCCCCAGAAGTCCAGTAGCATCAGCTTAACAAGGCGCTTCTTGCTGACCTGGTATATGGCAATCCCGGTGTTGCGGCCGGGATCTATACCTAAAAAAAATTTCTCTTTCATCGTCTGCTCTTTGCGTCTTTACTGAATCGAATGACGTTGTATGACTCGCGCAGGCGGTCCCGGAAACGGGTACCATAACGCTCTTCCAGTTCATCGGGACCAAGATTAGTAACGATGTGCGTGGCGTTTTGCGGTAGCTTGTTGTCATACCGATTCATGATAATCTCAGCCATCACATTCTTCTGGGTACCAAAAGAGTTTTGCCGCTCTTCTGTGCCAAGGTCATCGAAACATAGTCCTATCGAGGTCTGGCGCCATGGATTCGCGTTGGTTGGAACATCGATCATTCGACTGTACCGGTTGATAACTGTCTCACTTTCTTCAACCATATCCTTAATCTTTCCCTCCATTAACCATTCGTTGCACACGTCGCGGCATTGCGCCATCCGATACGACAAATTCTGGTTGTGAAAGAAGAACGACATAATGTGCGACTTGCCGCAGCCGGATGGACCCATGAGAAGTATTCCCTTTTTGAGGTCGTATTTTTCGGTGTTAAACGCCGGATCCTTCGCGAAATAAAGGCAAAGCCTGTGCACGAGCTCGTTGTTGTCATCATCGACCTTGTATGGCTTTCCAGTTCTGGATCGAGTCAAAAGAAGCTGCTGGTACATGTGACTGGCGGTGACGTATCCGATAGGCTGTTGCTTGATTTTCTCAAACCATTCTTTCTTGTTCTGCTCTACCCACTTTTCCTCGCGGGCAAGGCGCAGGGCCTCCGCAGTCTCCTCGGGCGTCAGGACTATATCGCTATATTGGTTTTTCGTAGTCAATTGACCCGGGTCTGATAACGGCGCTAATTGCTCCATTCGTGCTTTTAGTGGATGCATAATTGTTTTTGTTTTCTTCGTAGATACCTGTATAACCGTTTCCAGCGCTGTGGATAAGTGCGGCGATCGCGCGAGCTTCGCCCAGATCGCTGCATTTTTTTAACTGAAGGCGGCGGGCCGTTGGGGTTCGTTTTGTTTTTAGTTTCTCACCAATATGCTTCTCCCAAATAGCCCATGCCTCTTTAAATTCCAAACTTTTAAAAGGCAAATCCGGTTCCGCAGGACTATTATCACTGATAGTATGATTGATAGTATTATCTATGATACTATAATTGTCCGAATTTTCATCCGTAGGTCCATCGGCGTTTGATCCGGTGGTTGGCCGATTTTCGTCCATAGGTTCTGATTTCAAGGCCCGATGGGTCGGTTTTCCATCCGTAGGTTTTGCGGTTGAAAAAGCCAGCAGATGAAACTTCCGCCCGAATGTGTAGAATGGTTTATTGAGTTCCTTATTTGAAGGATGAGCTTCGAGTAATTCCTGTTCACACATTGACTTTATGCGGCGATAAACACCATCTTTACTTTTTATGCCAAGCATCGGCATCTCCTCGATTATTTTTTTGTAATCAAACCAGTAATAGCTTTTGTTATTGTGATACAGGGTAGCCATTTTACCGGTATGTACAAAAGACTCGAAGAAATCCAATATGGCGGCATCGATAAGATCCAAGTCAAAGCCATTGTTAATGATGGCATACTGATTAATACGAATGTTGTATTTCATGGTTAAGTAGGGTTTAAAATGTAACTGCAAGTTATGCGCGAGAATGCGCATAGTAATCCACAATCAATCCACAAAGAATCCACAATCCTCTGCCGGCTTGTCTTTCCGCAGGATATAATCCATCACGCCATTAAACTCGCAGAAGGTAATCAGCCCGCGCAAGTTGGAATTAAGCTCGTGATGCATTTCTCTGTTCGGGAAGAAACTAAAGTCCGACGGGGTGATCTCTCGGTAATCCCGCGACTCAGTTGGCTCCTTGTATGAAAAAACGTGGTAGGTAATGCGCTGCGCTTCGCTGCCAATAAGGTAGCACCGCCACTGCATGGATGATTCGAAGAAACCGTAATTCATCGGCCTGGAGGATGTCTTATGCTCATGTAGGCAGTCGCCCTCTATTCCATCAAATCGCATACGGAATTCAATCTCATACCGATCATCAAGAACATATAGGAACGTGTGCCAAGTCTCCCAGGTCATATTCGGATGCGCATGGTGATAGGCATCCGCATACTTCGCTTCCTGCTCTTTCAGGACGACTATATCGGGCATGTCATCAGCCTTTACGAGGTATAGGCCGGTCTTTGGATCGAAGAATCGTTTCTTTCCATACTGCATAACAGCATGGAAGGCCGTCCCAAATTCGGCCTTAGCAGAATACTTCGATTCGCCGGTGATTGTTTCTATGACATTCTCCCGGGTGATAGTACCGTTATACTCCTCTTCGTTGTATAAGCGGTACTTCTCTACCTTACTGGGGGAAAGCTTCAGCTTTATCACTGGGCTGCAGATGATCCAACCGTATTGGGCTCGGGTTGGTTATCAAATTCTTGCTGTATTGACTGTTCCGTAGGCGCCTTGAATGGCATGTCGCTAAAGACATAATTCCGCATGTTCTGGTTGACGTTGAACAGGTGCGTGGCGTGGTCGGCATCCGTGATGGTCATCGGACCATTGAACTTTTCAGAATTTGCCATTACTGTCTTACCAACCCGGTTTAAAAACCACTCTTCGTGTTTCAGAAGGTCGCCATCAATTTCAACTGATGTGGTGGGCTTGGCTGGTGGTGCTTCAACTTTAGCCGGCTCAGGATCTGGTTTTGCCGGTATTTCTGCGGGCGCCTCCTGCTTCGGAATAGCGGGCGTTTTTTTGCCCTTGGCTGCATTATCTGCCTTAAGCGCATACTTCTTTGTAGCTCCATCGAATCGTACGCCTACAGCCTCCATAAGCGCCTTAAATGCATCGCGCAATTCCGACTGCACATGCTTCGGTAGAGCCGTAATGCGATCACCAAGACGGTCGAAATCTTCTGGCGTCTTCATATGCTCGGAATCCATGTTCTCAGCAGCCCACAGCTCGGCATACTTCTTACCCCAGAACTGCAGCACTTGAGCTTTGTAGATCGGCGATAGCTTCTGAATGTCATTATCCATGACCTTTAATTCTTCAACGTTCTGAATACCGATAATCAGGTCCTTGTATTCTTCGACCTTCTTCATGGCTTCAACCTGCTTGTCGCCTTGCCGGCGCATGTGCGCTTTCGTCTCACTGATTATCTTACCGAGGAAATTAGGCCATTCGGGTGCGGTAAAGTGCGGAAGATTAAACTTTGCAAAGCCTGCACAGTTTTTACCGGTGTGAACGCTGGTAGGGTTGAAATCCAACGTTGCCTTTTCTCCAACCATCGACACGTACCCTACCAGATCAGCTTTTGATAGCAGGATATCGAATGAACCACCGGTCATCTGCGGGAAGAATTTAGAGGTATCCCCATCGTTTTCCTTTTTGGAATGGCAGACAAAAACGATATCTATTTTCAGTTCCCTTAGTTTGTTGAAAAACTTTAAGCAGATATCTTTCATTACTCCAAAACCTTTCAATCCAAGTGCTCCGGTCTCTGTTGCGATGCCCTTACCGCCGATTTTCAGAATGTGGGCTGCTATGTAATCGTCAAGCATTGTGCCTGCGGTATCGGCAATAATGGTCTTGATACCCTCCTCCTGAATGGTCTTGCTCTCAATGAGGTCCAGCGCATCAGGCCAGTTGTCGAACTTTACCGAAAGCTTCCGGCCGACAGCCCGCTGCAGACCTTTGTCAAAGTCCAAGCATATTGGATCATCGGCCGTGAAAGCTAGGGAAGATTTACCCGTACCCGGGTCTCCGAAGATTATCACTACAATGCTTCCTACATCGAGCGCTTCATCCTCATAAATTAGTTTGTAAGCCATAATAAAAAGTTTGGTTTTGTGTTTTTAGTCCTGGCCGTCGCTCAGGAGTTTTTCTTCGTACTTCCGTAGATCTTCGATGGCGATCTCTGCCTTCGCACGCAGTTTCACCCATTTATCGTTCTTGCTGAACTCCTTCTGCTTGTCGGCGGGCGTGTAAATAGCGCCGTTGCGATACTTGATTCCGTCCTCTACAAGCTCGGGAAGTATATCCTTCATGGCCTTTTTCTGGCCCCGGCCTACCAAGCCAAGCCGATCGTTTTCTGCATTCATGAGGCGTTCAGCCGCCTGGTACACCCCTTTTGGAAAATCCAATTGCCGCTTAATTGTCGCGCCGTCCCGGTCAATAGTGTCTTGTTTCATAATTAATCGTAAAATATTATACAAATATAACACGACGTTACACCCTAACCAAAACAGATTTTTTCTTCGGTTTCACGTGGAACATTTAATAGGCCGAGATTCCCCTTTACCGGAAAGGATACTACCGGCCGGATGTTGTCCAGGCAAATGGACTTAAGACCGGGCTGCCACCTTACAAAGGCTTCCTTCTGATCTTCGACTTTATTCATGTCCCGATAATCGTAAGCGTTAACGACAGCAATAGCGATCCCGCAGGCACCGTAGATATCAAAATGCAACTTTTTACGTATGGCGTTGAAATCGTTCCATTGCTCCTGCGTCATTATCGCCCGCACTTCGTCCGGCGTTTTCGGCTTCTTAGAAGAAGCTATCAGAATGTCGCCGCGGTATGCCATATTCCTGTTCCACATCCTTGTCTCAATTGTCTTCACCTTCATCGCTATCAGGCTGGCGAAAGGCTGCTGCACCATTAAAAGCTTCATCCTTACGCCATGTATTGTTCAAATACGGAAATGAATTGCTCTTTGGCTTCCATAGGGTCCATGCCCCAGGGCGCTTTTTTGAGCGGGTGGCTGGCGGGAAGCGTTTTCCGGCCATCTCCGGTAACAAATGAACGCTCCAGCTTGTAAACATCCTTGTCCGCTTCTTTGATATGATCGTGAAGTGCGGTTAACTGGCTAAATCGCAAGCCAAAAGCTTGCATAATAGCCCAATCCGCCTTATCACATATACCGGAATAAACAGTGTTGACCTTGTTTTCCTGGCCGCTGTTGAACATCAGGAACCGTTTTAATGGTGAAGTGAGGTCCTGGTAATAGGCTTCGTGGGCATCATGTAGCAGGAAATACGCCGCATACATCTTGCTTGGGGACAGCATGGACACGTAGATGCTGTGCTCTGCAACTGAGTAGAACTTATTGACGTGGCCGGCGTATCGGCACTGGTGCGCCAGCGAATGCGCGATGTCTTCAATGTTTATTTTTTCAACCGGCGGACCTTCCTGCAGGTTGATCATATGACCTGTGTAGGTCCTGATCAAGAAATCTGAATCCATAAAAGTTGTGATTTAAGTCTGATTTGTGATAACAAATGTAACTTGAAATTACATAAACACAAATATTTTTCGTAGAATTGCTAACACAAAACAAAAAGGGCCAGCGTTAGCCGACCCTTTTACCCCAAACTTCTTAGTAATACTTAGATGTGCGAAGAAAAGTCTTACCGGTACAAATATAACATTACAACTATGAAAACATCAATCATCCTCACTCTTCTCATTATCACTCTCGGCAGCTGTATGTATTCTGGTATGGATGATGATTATACCAGTATAGATCCAAAACTGCGGCCATATTTGAAACTATTTATTAAAGAAGCTTCAAGTCGAGGAATCTATGTTGATACCGTCAATTTGAAATTGGTTTTTGGGAAAAGTGGAAAAGAGGGAGTGACATACTACGATACCAAAACAATAATTATTGATAGCACATCTTATTCATGGAAACATCTTCCGGAATGCCTACTCATGCATGAGTTCGGACACCTTTTTTTATATAGAAAACATGATGACCGACTATTGCAAAATGGCCTACCGAAATCGTTAATGACATCGAAGGCTATTCCGATTTTATATATTGAAAATAATATGGGTTATTATTTTGATGAATTATTTACACTTCATAAGTAATGTACACGGTTCCTCTATCTATAGAAGTCGAACTAAATATTGATGCATCGAATTGATTGCCGCCATGTATAATTTTTAAACCGATGGTGCTGGGTGTTAATTCATATAGTCCCGCAGTTGTAGCGCTGGAATTTTCCCTGCCTCCAATCAAACTATATCTTCTATCCTGAGCATCGTTAAATACCATTACATCTACAGCGATAACCTTGTTCCAGGAAGCACCAAGTCCATGAGTTATAACTTTGTCGGCACCTTGCATATTCCAAACGCCGATCGGAATTTTCTTAACTACTTTCCTAACGTTGTCATCAGATGATGTAGATACAATAACGTTAAGACTTGGCAATTTGAGTAAATCTGCGGCAGCAACTGTAGACGATATAAGCTTACCAGTACCATTTGATATAACAGCCCTATCAGGAATCAAATTACTTGTTAAAACAGTTGTTATTGCTCCTGTTATAATATCCTGTTTGGTGCCTAAAGCAGTATTTAAACTATTTATTTGTCCCTGAACATTACCGGTAAGCCCTGAAAGGTTTGATGTCAGCGATGGAGATGTTGTTAGATTTCCGTCAGTATCCGTTACAGCAATTTCATTTGCTGCAAAATTTATCAGCCCAAATTCCTTTCTGCCAGCCCTTGTATATGTAACTCCGGTGTCATCCAGCGCTGTCGCAGCAGCTGGCATATAGAGGTACCCCAGTATAATTTGTTTGTTTGGATCGGTGAGCGCCGGAGCTACCGGGCTCGCGGCTGGTGTACCTTGGATGATCGAGTACAGCGCCTGCTGACCGCCGACAACAAGGACGTATTGATGTTCAGCAATGACTATATCAATGCGCGGATTGATTCCGTTACCTGGTGCTATGGAACCTATCGTCAGGGAGTCATCCTGCTTTATTACGATCCCCTGTTTTGTTATAAAGCATCCCATCTTCGCAGATGCTTCACCATCCTTATCAACATCGGTAAACCCTGTTGTTTGGTGGTTTAATTGAAGGTTCAGGTCAGAAGCCGGAACAAAATCAAATCCGTGATAAAGCCCCCATGGTATTATTCCAGTAAAGCAGCGATTGAAAAGTGCAGTTGCATCATCGTCTTTGTAGTTCCATCTTCTGTCTTGCATGACTTTTTATTTATAATGTAAAAATAAATGTTGCCGAGTTTAATTAATGTCCGCCTTTATAAATTCTGCCTATTTCCTTGATAAGGTCACCTGTTGCAGTGCCCTGGCCTGTAACTTTCAGTATCTGAGAACTTGCCGTTGATATACTGCTTGTATTATAGCTTATTGTTGAAACAAGAACGGAAGAAGAAGTCTGCAAAACCACGATACATTTTTGGGAGTTAGTGCCAAGGCAGCAAATAAGAACGCTTAATCTCCAGGTGTTTATTGTATTTATGGATAGGGCCCCTGAATCGAATATGGTAGTGCCTCCCCATTTTACTCGCAATGTTTTGGCGTTAACGGTAGCTGCGAAAGTTCCCGCTGATATAAGCTCCAACGAATCTGCCAATATTCCTATCGTTCCAGATCCTATCGTATACGAATATAAATCTGTTTCAGTTGATCCGGAGTTGTTAACCGTACTCAGATCTGTATTAAGATGGGTATATGAATTTGTTATACCAAAACCTTCCATCGTGGTTGGCTTGTTCAACAATGTCTGATATGCCAAAGAACCTGTTATTACGACAGTTGTGGTAGATGTATACCTAACAACCACTGTTTCGCCAGGCTGTATTGATGTTAAACCAGTTATTGATGCTCCGTTGTTAGCAAACGTCCATGATGCAGCACCAATATTTACTACAGTTATATAACTATCAATTACCAACGTAGGTATCTGAAGAACTGGAGACCCTGACGGTGCATTCAAATACAATACGCACTCACTGTCATTTTGAATTAGCGTATCCCCTGTAGTAACTGTTCGGTTAGCTCTCAATTTTAACCTTAGCACGTCTGGCCTTATTGCCAGGGCGGCCGATGAACTACCCGTCTGGGTACCAGCCAGTGCTTCTGTCGATGTCGCTATTTCCACCATACCTTTATCAGCCTGCGAAGCGGATACAGCGACAGCGGCCAGTCCGTTAAATACCGCCTGGGATGTCGGATATGTGGTATTGTTAGGTGAAGTGAAATCTGTTACCCTGTTCGATATCGACTCGTAATTGTTTGATCCGCCAACCTGTATAATTGCAATCGATGATGTCTTGAAATATATCAGCGCTGTACTCGGTCCTGCTATAAGGCTTGTTGATCCAACAATTGTTACACCGCTGCCGGTAAAGTTTATGCCTCCAGTACCCAAATTCAAAATTGAAACAAAACCATTCGCAGGAATTGTGTTTACTGTACAAGCAACCGTCGATGCCGAATCTACAACAATCGTATACTGATCATCGGCGCTGGTTATGCTAAACGATGTTGCTGATACATCCCTGCGTACGGCAACCTTCGTTTTTAACTTCAGCGGCGTTATTATTCTTAAATCATCAGTACCTGCATTCGCCTCTGCTTGCGTCGCGAGCTCGGCAATACCTGCAACCGTTTCAGTAGCCTGGGAAGAACTGGAACCGGTAACATTTCCGCCGATTATGACTACTATGGTCGACGTTTTGAAATACAACAGCGCCGATCCGACACCGCCCGCCAAACTGGTAACGCCTTGTATGGTAACACCCGATCCCGTGAAGTTGATACCTCCGGCGCCTACATTGACAATTGTTACGAACCCGTTCGCGGGGATTGTATTCACTGTACAGGTTACTGTGGACGCTGACTCGACGATAACGTTCACCTGATCATCAGCGCTGGTTACTGAGAAATTGGCCGTGACATCCCTTCTGGCGGATATCTTCGACTTAACCTTCAAAGGTGTAACAATCCTTAAATCGTCGGTACCGGTATTGGTTTCTGCCTGGGTAGCCAGTTCGGCGCCGCCTACAGCCGTTTCAGTTGCCTGCGGGATATTTGCCGGCAGAAGCTTCGAAGAAGAATCAAGCGCCGGGTATCCGCTTGCCTGCCCCTTGTTAGCCGCGTTCTCTGGAACAAATCCGATGTTGTTCTGAATTATCGACCAGTTTGCCTGAGTATTGCCAGGTGTATCAATAAGCGCGCGGACTATGTCGCCCACTTCAACCACTTGCCCGGTGGGTAAGGTGCCAGCAACGGAAATAGTCCAGATGTCACCTTTTAAAATGGCACCAGCTGTTCCGGATCCGCCAGTGCTGGGGTAAGCTCCACCCGCAGCGCTGAAATTCCCGCGATCATCCCATATGCCCACCACAAGCGCATCAGCATACGTTTTTACCGCCTGCACGGTCGGGTAAAGCGTATCATTTACCGTCGAGAAGTTTGTTGCCTTATTGGCGATAAGCTCACGGGCAGACAGCGCCGAGTTAAGATCCGTTTGGGAAGCAAGTGTTCCCGTGATACTTCCCCATGTGGCGGATCCTGGCGCGCTGGTTCCGCTGGCCTGAATGACGCATATAGCCCCTGTTTTGAAGTACAAGAATGCTGATCCAATGCCGCCGTTCATAGACGATACACCCTGAAGGGTCATTCCAGATCCAGCTACAAAAGAAATTCCACCCGCGCCGAGGTTTATAATAGATGTAAATCCGTTGGCTGGAATTGTATTTACCGTACAGGTGACGCCCGTGGCAGATTCTAAAACAATGGTCACCTGATCATCCGCGGATGTAACCGAGAAATTTGCTGTCACATCCCTGCGCTTGGCAATCTTGGTTTTAAGCTTTAGCGGCGTTACCACAGTGAGGTCGTCGGTGCCGGCATCCGTTTCTGCCTGCGTGGCGAGCTCAACCTTGCCTTTTACAGTCTCGGATGCATCAGGCGTCGTAGATCCAGAAGACGCCGCATTGATGGCCCAGTTGCCCGCCGTCTGCCCGGGCGTATCAGCAAGCGCCCGCACGGTGTCGCCGGGAGATACCGCCGTACCGCCTAAAGTTCCGGCTACCGTTATTGTCCAGATGTCACCCTTCAAGACTGCGCCAGCGGATCCCGAGCCACCCGTAGCCGGGAACAAGTTTGTCGATGCGTTGTAGTTACCGCGATCATCGTAAAGACCGGTTACGGCGTTTTGTATGGCCGTATTCCGATTCGTTACCTCGGTGGCTATGGCATTATTTATAGCGGTACTTTGCGCCGTCGATACCGGTTTATTGGCATCCGATGTATTGTCAACATTTCCGAGACCAACATCAGATTTTGTAAGCGCCAGGTCTGTTTTTACCTGGGCAGGCGTGCGATTGGACCATGCGCCGGATTTACGCTGCATGAAGTCATCATTAGCTGGAGTGAGCGCAGAAATAGCTGTAAGATCAGTATCCAATGGCTGTTTGCCATTCAAAGCCGAGGATAAGTCTGTTTGGTCTGTAATTGTTCCGCCAATCGATCCCCAGCTTGCGCTTCCGCCAGTTGCCCCGGCTACCCATCCATCCTGCGCATCCCAGATATATTGTTGAGCATCGGAAGAACCGCCTGCATCAACTATTGCATAATCCCCTATGCTACCTGTTGGAACACCAGCCTGTAAATTCGCAAGACTTGTAAAGTATCCTCTAAAATGTGTAGGCGCCAGATACGACGGATCGATTTGCCCTGACGAATTCAATGGCGCGACACCGTTAACAGCACCTTTCTGATTATTATTAATCTTGCTGTCGATCAAGTTTTCGAGCATCGTACCGACGCGCGTCGCGGTGTTTGCTTCCGGTAGCGTTTCGGTCTTTATTATTTCCTTTTCTGAACTTAATTGCGCATCTGATCTCTGTGCCATGTTAATTGAATGTTGTGTCGAATGTTGAATCGAATATTCCTTCAGGGCTGCCAGGTGTAAGTGGATTACCATTATAGGTGATCTGCACTACCTCAGCATTAATTGGATTGTTAAAATCTACAATTTTATATATAGCTGATATAACGTCATCGTTTATCGAAATCGAACCGGAAAGAACAAGATTGTATTTTATGCATCCACATCCATTGTTACTGTCCAGCGTTCTGTTTGGATCATCCAGCGGACCTGAATCAAGCGTTCCAGTACCCGAAAGCAAGTCGATGATAACTGAGGTGATCCCTATCATGTTGAACAATACAATGTAGCCTCTCAGTGTTCCTTTAATATCGTAAAGGCGCTGGGCAAACCTGAGTATCTTCCTTCTGAGGTTGTCATTATTCAGCGGGACCACTATTCCACCGAGATTGTATTCAGCCAGCGGAATAATATTCGATTTCATGGTTGCCGGAACAATTATATTATTCAGCAGATTATCAATCAAGTCGCTCACATCGTCGTCGTATTCCCATCCCAAAGATTCCTGATAGCGCTCCTTTACGCCTTTACCATTGACATCCTTGTAGGTGTCTTGGCGTTTGGCGTATACGCCGAAGAACTTGAATATTCTATAACGCAGCTGCATTACACACCCCCTGTTACGTTTACAGTTATATCGGAAATATTTATTGATGGTATCGACTGCTCCACCAACTGCAGCACGTTTTTGTTGTATGGATACGTGTAAAACTCGTAGTTGTCACCTGATACGTGGTTGCCGTTGATCTGAAACTCGATCTCAGGATAGCTGTGTAATGTGTTAACCGTAAACTGCCCGAGGAATACACCGCTTTTATACAACTCATAGTTCGAAACCGTCAAAAATCGGATCAGCCATTTGATTGTAAATGCGCTTCCTGGTAACTGCGTTCTTGTCCAGTTTAGGACATTCGTCGGTGTCACGAGGTTCTTGGCGTACGGACGTATCGAAATTATTGTAATGTCCGAATAACTCACGCCCGATACGGCTTCGATAACCTCGTACAGATTACCAACGACTATTATTCCACCTATAGCCTGATTCTCCGGCTCAAATAAATCAACCAGTGCATCTTTTACATCCGATGCGACCACCGAGTTTGAAAAACCTGGATAGGCGACAACATTTATGGTTAAAATGATGTCTATAACGCCTGCGCGCTCAGCTTTCACCTTCAGTGAAAGAATCTTGCGTTCATCTATGAATACCTGGACTGCGGAAATAAGTGTAGGTGTGGCGACACCGCCTCCTTCCGGTACAATATACACGTGTACTATATCGTCAGTATCGCAGTTGAAGGATACGCCCGCGCGCTCCACACCGGCGACAAGCTCTGCCAGATCAATGAAATCAGGCTTTGTCACGCCTCTGTACTTTGTTCTTATGGACAGCGGAATACGCTTTTGAAGCTTAGTGAGATCCTCGAAGGAGGCCGCACCGTTGGCGGAAGCGTCGTTGGTAACAGACAAAACCTCTGCCCCAGGTACAACAATCGTCGAGTTTATGGTGTTTATAAGGCCTGCACCGACCTGGCCATCTACGCCCAGCGTTACTTTATAATCAACGGTAATAGCCTGTCCGCTGGGAGGAATCTTTCCATTTACGTTATCGCTAAAGTAAATGTACATTTTGGTATCCTCGTCTATGGCCTGCACAAAGTGCTCGCTGGCAGGAAGGCTGAACACAAATGTATCCTGCGCCTGCCACGCTATGGCGTTCACATATGCGATAACACTCATGTCGGCTACGTTCTCTTCCAAAGCGAAGACTTGATTTGGATTACCGTTGCTGGTGCCGAGTAGTACCCCGGTAACTTGATCCCATTGTTTTGACTCCACTTGTACTGACGTGGCTCCGGTTAATATTGTTCCCGAAGTAGTGGTCATATAGACGATGCCATCGTTTGTCTGCACGCGGGTACCGATCGGTATTACAATGTTTCCAGTGGCGGGTATACTTGATGTAAACCGAAGTGTCGCGGTAGCAGGCGTTGCTCCTTTTACCCGGTAGTCATAAGACTTTGCTATTTTAACCGCAGAGGCAAATTCCTGAGCGGTCGATAAGAATCTTTCCCTGGCTGTGGCATCGATGTAATACCCGAGCATCTCAATCAGCGCTGCCCATATCGATATGCCTTTTACCCATGGGTTGGTTTCGGTATGATCCGTTATCTCTGGAACCAAGCTCTGGAACTTGGTCAAAACGTTCGCTTTTATCTGCTCGTAGGATCTGTCAAAATATCCTACCCATCCGGGATTCCTTAGTACCATTTCAGTCTTTTAATTGTCTATAATACGGGAATATAAAACTGTCGATTTCACTGGATTGTTTAATCCTATAGATTACCGTGCAATTGATGACTGACGGAGTATTGCCGAAATTATATTTTATATCAACGATCGCAATTCTTCTCTCCCACTTCTCGATGGCGTCTACAATGTAATAATCCAACATGCTGATAAGCACCAAGGTGTTGGGCTCGAATAATGCTTCCCGCAGGCGGCTCCCGTAATGCTCGCGCATCAATTCTGAGCCAATCGGTTCATTGAAAAGGATTTCGAGAGATTGTTTTATCAGCGCTGAGTCATCAATCAGCGCAGGGCGGCCAAGGTTTGTAATTTGCGGCGGGAAGGCCTCTCCAACGCCTAAATATGGTCTATTAGCCATAGACCCAAATATACTGTAATTAACTGATGCTTCCGTTCAAGAGTATAGGACTGGGATTTGATTGCGTGGTGGATGATCCGGTTACTACAATTGCAGCTGATGGAATCGTTATGGTTATCGTTTTGATGTATACATCCACAGCGTTCGCTATAGCCAGGCAATATTGATCGCGAATTTGGTTACTGTCGGCTTCTGGATTTTTTGCGGCGTCATAAGCCGAATCTAAAGCCTGCCGTATTGAATTGAAGAGGGTAGTTTTATCTGCTGGCATATTTAACTCGTCTTTAAGAAATCAGTTATCGTATCGCGCATGGCGTTGTAGTCAGCTAAATTATTGAACGGTGCCGGGCCGCCAGTGGTGGGAACAGTGGTTGCCGCAAAAAGAGCGAAAAGATCATCGAGGAATTTACCAAGGTTAGCGCCGCTCTTCCCAAGGAATATTCCGTCCTGCGAGATTTTCATTTCAAAACCTCCTGCATGTTTTATGTTGATGAAGTTTTCAGAATCAGCGTCATTGAGCTCAATACGATGACCGGCTTTAGTCTGCAAAATCCTGGTAGAAGGATTGGCGCCAAGCGGCGCGCTGCCCCTGGTCCACCAGCCATACCCCCAATACGGGAATCTCGGGTCGCCGCCCTGGCAAGTAACGTAAATGGGGTCGCCTATCTCAGGAATCCAGAATATACCGTGCCCGGCGCCGGCCACAGAAGAAGACGGGAACGCCCAATAATCCGGCAAGTCTTCACCATAAAGCGGCACGCACTTTATCTTAAGCCTGCCCATAGTCTCCGGATCCTGGTTATCAACAACCTCGCCCGGATAGAAGCTATAGAATCTCTTGAATCCCTCTATGCCTTCATCGCGCATCGTGGTTTTAAACTGCCCGTAATCCATTATCGTTTGTTCGTTATGAGGTCCCTGCTGAAATCTGATGTATATACCCGCTTCCCGTTCTCGTCGAAATAGATAGGTGACAATGATGTTTTAACCGGAGTATTGTCTTTTTGATTCGGTGCGGTAGTGTTGTTAACGTTGGTTTGTTTTTTGCTTCCCTTCTCGATCTGTTTTTTACCAGCGTTTTTCTGCAGCGACAGATGTACCATATACCCGCCACCATAGTCGACAACGTGTTTTGCTCGGACAACGTACCAGTTACCAGAATCTTTCTTCGACACATTAGCCATAGATATGATCGTATCGGATTCATAATCTGGATCACCCTCGACAACCAATGTTGCCCGGTAATCCTTCATTGATTTTTTCTTCTTATTGAAGTTACCAAAATTCACCGCCTCACCTTGATCTTGATTAGGCATGTATGTGTGCTTACCGGCAGACTCCGGCTGTTGCTTGGCAGCCTGTATATCGCTAGGCCTGGCGTTAGTTATCAGATTATAACTTCTCTGCTGGTTTTGCTCAGATGATACTTGCTCTGCATTTTGGTTGAAGTGGTATGCATATTCCCCGAGCTTTACATCATCCTTCGCGCTGGCATCATTGATAACCGTTTGAACAGGCTTATTTGTGAACGGGTCTACAGTGGTTATAACTGTGTTTCGAGCCTCGGCCTTCTTGAGAACTTCCTGGCTGAATGGATTGAAAGAAATCACGACGCCATCGCCATCGTTATAAGTAATCGTTTTCTTGCTCTTGCTGTCGAGCGCGATGCGATTAAATACGAGTTTCTCCTGCTGAATAAAAAATCTCCAACTGCCGTTTTTTTCTATCGCTGATAGATGCTTCAAAAATTCATAGTCATTCTTTCCGCCTTGCGGCATGAAATCATATACTTTTTCAGTGCGGTCAACCTTTGGCGTTAATCCGTTGGCATTTGCAATGGCTACTGCGATATCACTGGCTCGAACGTTCTTCCATACCTTTTGCGACTCCTTTTTCTTCAGTACGATACCCATGTCGGTAGCATTGATGGTTAAATCAATTGTATCGCCATACCTCAGTATGATGTCCGATATGCGAAGCGATATTGTTTTGCTTTGCTTTCCCCCGATATATCCGAATTGTACAGTAATGATATTGCCTTCCTTCAAATCAGCGCTATCGATCAATTCTGTTGTGATCGTCTTCATATTTATAACAAGAAGTGAATCCTGGTCTGTGGCGTCTTCGAAAGATATCTTGCTGACTTGGTCAGATATATCTCTACCACTTTTCTGGAGCACTATTTTATAGAAAGGCGATCTAGCCATAAAATCAAAGAGCTATTTTAAACTTCATCACGTCCGGTATCAGGATGTCTTTCCCAATGAGATAATCTATATCAAGTGGATTTTTAATATTGTTCGCTACCGCAATAAGCCACCAGTACCGCGACGGAAGATCAACTTTGTCTTTGTATTCGTTATATGCAATCAACGTTATGCTTTCTCCGATCTTAACGGTGTGATACCAGTCACCCTCTTGCGCGGTATAGCTCGTGAACGTACGGATAAGTTTTCCTGTACCGTCGGCGAACACGATCATAGATCCGCTGGCATACATGTTGTTTATCGACAGCTCGATAGGGTCAACGGTTTGTATATTATCTATAGCCATGTTACGCGATGTTACCAGGTGTCACAAAATCGTTGATGTTTCTAACCGGCGTGCTGTAGTTCTCTATTCTGACTTCCATCAGCCTCGGGTTTTCAACCGGGTCAAGCTCGAGCTCGACGTTTACCGTGGTGTTCATCGGGTTCATTTGGAAATTGGATGAAAAGTCTGTCATTATCCCCGTGACGTTTTTCACAATCCATATTTTATGCCGGAATAGCGGCGTAGTGCCCCACACAATTTTCACATTCCTAACCGGTCCTACATACCCGTCGGTCATAATCAAGCTCAACAACCAAGAAAGCTTTTGCTGACAATGCTCTTTGTTGTCTTCAAATAAGCCTGAGAAATTTAATTGGAAGCTCAGTTTATCCTCTCCACCGGTAAGATGATGGCGGCTGTTGTTTCTTCCTACAATAGGCACATTTACCCAGTTCCCTGTACGGCTCCAGTTCAGTTCCGGCGGCACAAACTGAAAGTCCATCCTGTCGTAAGGAGGGGACAATTCGTGCATAAATATCTGTCCGCTAGTTGTGGATATTCCCATATACCAAAATTTGAAGCGTAAGGAACATAATAAACAAAATTACTTTAAGCGATAGCCTCAGGTATCGCATTTTATACCCGGCCAGTATACTATCAAAGAATCCGCCTTCCCGAGTGTACCACCAATCCCTGTTTGTAAATCGGTTATGGAATGGATCAAACAATAACCAGTATTCAAATCCAAGCGTAAGAAAAGACAAAACACACAAAACTGATACTCCGATAAAGTCGTTTACACTGTGGTATTGAATTATCGAAACAACAGCCCAGGCAATGCCCCTCACGATGGCCGATTGTTCATGATTAATTTTCTCTCCTTTCTTCTGTTTGCGAGCATCAAAGTATGCCTCTACCAATGATGCGATCGCGTTCAAAACGATGATTATAATTATGTACCCCATACTATTGTCTGGCGTCGGCCATTTGTTGTCTTTTAACTACCTGTGAATGTAATAAATCACCATCGAGAAGAACGTTCAGATATATCGGACGATCATCGGTAGTAGTCTTTTGTTGCTCTTGTCCGGCACCCCAATATTCGCCTCGCATTCCCATCAGCAAAGCCGTCTCGCTACGGTTCTCGTCCATAGCCTTGCCGAATGTATTTGCTACTGAGAACGGAGTAGCGTTCCTAAACATTTCGCCAGTACGCTGATAGGTATTTTTTATGTTTGCACCTGGAACATAACTCCAGTCTCCGGTTCCAGCAGCTACTGACAAACCAGCTGCCCAGGCATTTAAATCTACCATCCTTGTCACTTCTTTAAAGTTTGTGATGATGAATGACATCGTATCAGCGATAGTCGACAATAAAAAAGCAAGTACACGAAAAGGTGTTGTAAGAACATATATAGCGCCAGCTGCTGTTGTTGCGAGTCCCCTGACAGTACCGAGATTACCAATCGTATCCGAAAAAGGAATATTTAAGTCAGATAGAACCTGCGCCAAATTATCGAATGATTCACCTACAACCGAGAACATTTCGCGTGCCACGGTATAGATTGAATATAGTCCATGAACAAACTCCACGATGAATTCTTTAAACCTGACTATCCATGTGGATAACTTCATCACGAAGTCTAAAATTCCGATACGCTGCAGCGCCGTATACATGTTTTGAGACAACGTAAACGTTTCGCCATTCCATGATGTGAATATTTCGAATGCAGCCATGGCAACGCCACCAATCTTCTGCATAAGACCTATGAATCCTGTTAACGGACTTGTTTTACCGCTGAGAACGTCATTGAATTCGTCAATCGATTCTTTGATAAATATTATTGATCCAGCCACAGCAGCAACCGCTGCGATAACCGGTAGCAATTCTATTGCTAATGCAGCGCCAGCAGTAACCATCGCCCACATTTGAGGAATTAAGATAGATGTTACGAATCCAAGAACTACAAGGCTGGACGCCACAAGCGCCACACCTGCTGATATACCTACCAACCATTGGCCGAACTTCGTGGAGACAATACTCTGAATACCTTGAACCATATCTCTGAAGGTCTGTGCCACTCCGCGGAGCGGACCTTCCTGTATGTCGCCAACCTTAATAAGCAACGTTTGCCAAGCGGAAGACAGGAGTTTTAGATCCATTTTCAGGTTATCCATGATACCGGCCGATACCGCCGCCGAAACGCCTTTTGCTTCATTGTTCTTTTTGGTAAAATAATCGAGTGCATCGGCGCCTTTATAAACGACCTTGGTTCCATTCTCCATTGTTTCGAACTCCAGGTTCATCAACTGTGTCATCTCCTGGATGGCCTCGTTTCCAAATATGGTTGATATGGCCATATCCCGCTGCTGCGGCGTAAGTCCGGTTATTGATCGTTGGAATCTTCTAACCATCTCAGAAAGACCTACAAACTTGCCCTGTGCATCATAGGAGCTGAAATTCAACTGTGACATCAGATCTGCAGCTTGCTTGGTAGGGTGTGACAGGTTGACCAGCGACGTGCCGAATGCCCTGGTACCGACAGAACCTCTCATACCGGAGTTCGCCATCATTTCGATGTAGCCAGCCGCCTCTTCAAGACTTATGTTAAATGCCTTCGCCGTAGGACCTAGGTACTTCATGGCGTTCCCGAAGTTCTCGACGGACATATTCGACATGTTTGCGGCATTCACGATTACGTCGCCTATGCGCTCCATGTCGGATACCTTCAGTCCGAATTGGAACATGGTATCAGACGCTATGCCCGCTGCGTAATCCAAGCTTACTACGCCGGCTGTAGCCAGGTTTGTAAGGGCGGGTAACATTTCCAATTGCTGGTTGACGGCAAATCCAGCCTGCGCAAGCGTAACTTCCGCCTGCGCGATTTCCGTGGCATTGTAGATCGTGGTGTTCCCAAGATCGAACGCTGCCTCCTTCAGCTTTACTATTTCCTCTGCGGTAGCCTGGCCTATAGCTCCAGCTCGAGCTATCTGGAAATTGAATTCGGTTGATGCGCCCAAAGCAGCGATAAATGGCCCAAGCAACGCCGTTACCGTTGCCAGCGTTGCTATAAATCCAGATTGTATCTTCTGGGCTGCACCCTGTATGTTGGTCGCTGCTCTGTCTACAGCACCGGAAAGACCATTTATTGAATCTTGAGCCTGCCTTGCTGGAGCGGAAGCGCCATCCTGAAATACGAAGGAGATACCCATCCCTAGTGATCCTGATCCAAACATAGTATCAAAAATATACAAAAAAAGGGTGCCCTATTTATGAGGCACCCGACCTGGTAGTTTTAGCGTTTTCAATCGCATCACGCTCCTTCTTTTTAGCATTAAGAAGCATTTCCATTAACCGATCTATCTCTTCGAAATACATGTCCTCCAAATCTTGAATTCTCAGCCCTGATAAGCCGCCATAGTTAAGGTTAAAGAATACATCTATTAGCGACCCAGGGAAGGGAAGAAAAAAGCTGGCACAGTAAGCAGATCAACATTTGCTACATCGCGGCTGTTTAGCTTCTTGATGGAAAGCATGGTGTCGATATTGCCTTCTACATTCTGGAATTCAACACGCAGGTGCTCTACATCGAGCATGTCAGTCTCTTCTGGATCAATAGCGCGCCATACTTCCTTACCGTCCTGGGATACGCCGAAAAGATACATCGCCCGGTGTATCGGGAACTGATCATTGATGTTGATTTTGGCTTCCGACTTCGACTTCTCAAGTTCCCGAGCGCCGGTAATCAGTTCCCATTTATACTGGCAGTCAGCTTCAGGCAGCGTGCCTCTGCGCTCCTTATTGGCCGCAAGCATCTCTTCATAAGAGTCGTATAAAATCGGGAACGGTTTATTATGTCCATCAGGATTATAATCGATGCCATCTTCCTTTTGCTTGCTCAAGTATTCGCGCATCCATATCGGTGGTGTTACCGGGAAATTCTCCGATGTAAAAGAGATATTATGACTGTCTGTTTGCTTGGTCTGATCGCCAGGAGAAACGGGCCAGGTATAGGTAAACTCGAAGCTTTCCTTGTACTTCAGAGTATGCTGGCGCCCCACGACGAGCATAAATTTTCTGTCTACGCTCGTGAGAGTATTGAAGTAATCAGCCGTTAGCTTTTGATTGCTGCCTATCCTGCGGATGGAAGACAAAAGCAACTCATTCAATTTCGCATTGGAATTTTCCGGCGTCAATTCAGAAATCAGGCGCTGCTGTTTACCTGTATAATTCACCACGGTGAATGCTACACCGGAGGGCGTAACGTAGTCTCTTATCCTTTCCATAAAAAGTTTGATTGTATTTAAAATGTAACACGAAAGTATATAAAAAAACCCCGAGCTAAAAGCCCGGGGCCATCAATCAAACTTTCATGCTGACAACGTTGGATTGGCCGCGGTCAGGTCGGTTTATCCCAACGATGCGCCGGCTAGGAAAGCGACGCCACCAGCGCGAGCAGCTGAGCCTGCAAACAAAGCCTGCAAGCCTGGAGAATCCTTCGGGTAATAGAATTGGGTGGCGAAAGTAACGGTTTCAATGAAATTTTCGCCGTCACCGTTTGAATTTAAGTTACTCGGGGAAATCTTCATCGGCCATATGTCGCCCAGGAAGAAAGTTTGAATGGTAGTAACACCATCGTTGGCCAGGTGCTTCAAGAAGCCTGTTTTAATGAAGTCTTTACGGATGCCGGCCACGCCTTCAGCGAACCAGTCCCATGCCCACGTATCAGCCTGGGTTGCCGGGCATAGTTTCTTCACAACCAAATCACCAACCTTCATTCTACCAGGTGTTTTGGCATTGGGGATATTCGCGGGCGCGCCGTGTTCGATCTTTGCATATTCTACATCCGGTGCCTGCACTTCCTGAATGAGGAACATGTTAATACCATCGATTTCAAGTATGTAGCGGAAGTTTTTCCGCGGGTTTGCTAATCCTGACATGGTTTTATTGTTTAAACTTCGCTTACTACAAATTTAACTGAATTAGAATCCGTGGGCGTCACATCGATCGCTATAGCTTCAGTAGCTACAATCGGAACGAATACAAAGCGGGCGCGGTACTTGCCGGCGTCGAGGTCCTGCTGAGTATTCAGCTTGGCATCTTCGCGACGATCAGCGTTTTGATCACCTTGCCAGAACCAGTTCGTGTCTTCGCCTGGTACAATTGCTTGGTTTTCCTCGAGCGATGTAATAAACGGTAGCACTCTGCGGTACATCGCTTTCCACATGATCGGGTTGTTCGGGTCAAACTGCCCAGGACGAATGAGCGGGCGCAGGCTTCTCATGATGAATACGCAAAGATCCCCGACGTTAGAGAACTTCAAAAGACTGGATGTATTCTTCCACAGAGACCTGTTGCCGTAGAACATGGTTCCAAAAGAGTCGTCCTGTACTACCGGGTTGATACCTTTCGGGTAAATACGATCGAAGTCGGCCGCATTTGCCTGTGATATTAAATTGAACGGGACGCCGTTGTTAGGGCTGATTACCACACCTCGCTCCGAGCCAGCGTCAGACCACCACGCGCCATATTTGGCGTCCACGCGCAGACGGTTAGCGAATACGTCTACTACGCCAGGAATGTCAAAAGTCTTGTCTCTGTTTACGCTGTCGGTGATGTTCACATCACAAGCCACCAGGCGGCCGACCCATTCATTATGGGCAGTATGCACATAAGGGCTCAAGCCATCGCGGTAGTTCTCAAGACCGGTAGCATTTATGCCGAGAGGTGTTCCGATGTGGTAGGTAGCATCGCCGCGCGCCACTACATAGGCACGAAGACCCTCGTCTACGTCATCATCACCAACCGCGCCGATGTTCGCGAAGCGGTATGAATCCGTAATCTTGTCAGCTACAAACCATCCATTTTGGCCCGCTGCAGTTCCTGTCCAGTCAGCCGCTACGATGTCGGTGATTACCTGGGCACCGGTAGCGAGCGTTCCAGTTCCGTTTTCGATTTGCGTCGCAATGCTCACGAGCTCAACACCAGCGCCTTTGCCCTTAAGAAGGTTGTTGAAATCTGCAATAGCCGCAGTATTCATAGTGCGGGGTATATCGTATACCGTTACAGATATATCAGAATCGGTCAGCTGGATAGTGATGTCTTTGGCGTTGGCAAGTCCGGAAGCAGCGTTTACGATTGTGATCGTGGTGCCGTTATAACCGTCTCCAACTTCTTCCGCGCGCCAAACAGAGTTATTGGTAGTTACCGTTATGGTCGCTGTGGCCTTTGTTCCTGCAAGCGTGGATTTGTCTGTTACCGTAGCGTAATGGCCTGCGCGGATGACATAGAATTTAGCGCCGGCCCTGATCATTCGCAAGGCGTATGTTACGCCTTTATCATCGGTCCTCTCTCCTCCGAGCTTACGAACAAAACTCTGCGGGTCACCGACAAAAATAGGTGTGCCGATTTTGCCTCGCTTCGTTATCAGCTGAATGACACCGATACCTCCTATCGGCGTGTCTTTAAGGATTGACCTGTCTACAACGCCGATAATTACTTTCGGCGCACCAGTTAATTCTGCCATTGTGATGAATTGGGTTTTGGTTATTCAAATGTAGTAATTTTTATATCCCTAAGATATAACACCGATTTTGCGCATGTACTTGGTTATCTCTCTGTTAAACTCCTTGATTTCAATGCCCTTCAGGCCGGCGCCACATGCTGAAAAGAGGATGCTTCCAGAGGTGCTATCGCCGATTGCCGTACCGTTTTCATCTCCGATATTCAGTTCATATATGTTGCCGTTCGGTATTAACGTCGGCTCTTCCTGCAAGAATCCTATAACGTCATCTCCTTCATATAGCTCCATCACAAATCTATCCCTACGGTTAAGTGTATACAAAGTGTTAGGCTTGATTTCGCGCGCAACGGATAAATCGTCTGTAGAATTACCTTGCGCAATAATGTTAGTGAGATCACGCTGTAATAAAAAAGACGTATATCCTTGGGAAGAGTCTTGAATTCCAAACAGATCTAATATCTGACCTGCCGGCGCTTCACCGACCCATATCATGTACGAATAGCTTGTTAGATTAAATTGGCTGGCTGCATTACGGCGCGTGTTCAAATACTGGCCGATGGCCGACTTACGATACCCACGAAACGGAAAAAACGTGAGCCCTAAATTGACAGCCACAGAATTGGGATTCAGGATATCGACCAGCGCTTCTGCCTCGGTGTTCCTGGTGTAAAGGCGCGCCGAGAACATTTTATTCCACGCTGCGAGATCGTGCACCAAGCCGTGAAAGTAATCAAACGGTCTCTGCGAAACAGATAACACATCATTGCCGGCATCTGGATACTGAACATCATATCCGCGCGGGCCGATGTTTTCCACCAATCCGATTTCTTTCGCCGCTGGAATATTCTCTTCCGCGGTGCCGAGTCCTTCATCCAGGATTACATCCGAAACGGTGAACATGAAAACTCGCTCGATGTAGTCTCCATCAGATAAATCTGCCGGTTCACCCGTGCTGAATAACCAGAAGCTTTCCGACAAGTTCGTGAGATTATCATCATCGGTAATGCCAAATATGGATACTCGATCCATTTGGACAAGCATATTTATAATTCGATCCAACTTCACATTGTCGCATACGAATCGAATCTCATAGTCTATGTTTTTTGATGCCTCTGGCGTAACGAGTTTATCGTAGGTCAGATCGCTATTCAATTGGAATTCGAACGGATGCGCATATCCAACACTACCACCATACACCGCTGTCCGGCTGATGATTATGTTGTTCTTCTTTAGTTCGCTACGGTCCTTAAAATTGCCTACGCTAAACACATCAATTCTGTCGTCTTCGGGAATCGCTGCGAGGGCAGCATCAAAACCAACCTGGTCGTTTGCTGCAATAAAGGCTCTCTCGTTTGGCCAACGTCCAGTTTTAATAACCTTGTCTTTGAGATACCAAAATATGGCCCGATCTATGTTTTCAAGCGTAAGCATAATTTATCCTTTGCCTCCTGTTCTTCTCTTAAACTGGTCCAATACCTCGCGGCTGAAAAGTTCTGTCTTTATCAGCCATTCTCTCACTTCTTTGTAAACCGGCCTCCATAGCGGTCTGGCTGGGATACCCTTCTTTACTGAACCATACTCCATAGTTTTAGCTATATCTGAAATGGCTAATTTTTTGGATGATGATTCTGAAGGTCTATTCCTTTTCGGATTCTTGCGCCGGCCGTTCTTAGACTTTGGCGTCTTCATCACACCTGAGTTTTTATAGAAAGACTTTCTAAATACCCCAGCGTAAGATTTTTTACCACCTGTATCAATATCACTTGTTATAGCTTGCATCATTTGTGAAGATGATATAAGCGTTTTTTCGCTCAATCCGGAGGCTATTTTTGATTTTAAATATTCTTCGCTCAGTGGTTTCCATCCAAGATCCTGATCGCGTAAATGCCGGACAGCCCTGGCTTCAGCCTCTGCTGCCGTTTTAATAAGAGCCCGCCGAGCGCCAACTGAAATATCTTCCGGGAAACTGTTCACCAGTCTATGAACAATATTCCAGTCGCCAGTTTTCTTAAGATCAATCATTTCAAGTCCTTTTTGTACCTCACCTTTATAAGCTGATAATTAGCTACGGATGGACCAGACGTAGGGCCAACGAGATTTACTCCCATGATGGTTACCTCTTCGCCAGAATCCAACTTGAACGAGTCTTTATTGGCAACGAATACAGGCTCACCGCCAACTATTAGCGGCGGATTGTGCATAAGTAAATCATCGTAATAAAAGTATAGCACACCCATTGAATTATCCACGGCTCCGCTCTTGCTTATCGTTATCTCCGAGTCCGTGTCGTCTTTATTTTCAGGCACTTGAAGCGCCGATAGCGGATACTCAACAGCTTCCAGATCCTCGGACCTGTCTTCATGAAATTTAGATAGCGTGCGCGTGCGGCGCTGTATATAGATTATCGGGAACTTAAAAAACGTATCTCGTAAATCTTTAATGGCCGACCTGAAAGAGTTCCAATCATTTGCTGATAGTAAATCCATTTTATGACGGGTTGTGGTGCCACAAGTTCAAATCACAAGCAGGGAAATCACTCCCTTTCACGAATGCTGGTATAACAGGGTCATCGCATACGCACCATGGTATAGAATACGATAGCTTTCTGGCCATTCCACATATCTCCAGCAGCAGATCCGCCATAAACGCATCTGAAGCCATCAGGAACGAGCTCCCATCACTTGCCTTTATGATCTGGAATTCGGCTTCAACAACGTCGGCTTTGGCTCTCTTGAGTACCTTGGAACCGCCACCTGAAGATCCGCTTGTTCCGTCGCCAGCCATGTTGAGAACGATTTTGTTCTTGAGCAACTGGTAGCAGACCATCGCGGCAATGAGCATGTTTTGATACGCCGTGTAGTTCGACTCTGTCTCTACATCAGCAGCATCGCTCTTTCCGGTTTCGCTCTGTATCAAATAGCAGATCATTACCCGTTGCCGCTCAATTATGGGATCGTTCGAAGGATCGCTCAAATACGGCAATCGGTCCTTAACCATTACAACTACGCTCGAAATAGCCATATATCCATAATTTTTTGATTGCGTAAGGTACCAAAAGAAAATGCCCTTGCGGGCATTTTTCTACTTCTTCAGTTTTGCTTCCTTGGGCGGATCGATAAAGGCTGTGCCGCTGAGGTTCATGCCATCGTCTTCTGTGTTATCCTCCGATTCCTTCAGAAGATTAGGCGGTAGGTCATAGGCTGGCACTTTTTCAATCAAGTTGATGGAAATGGCGTCTTTCAGCCTCTGCGTTTCTTCGACGTGAAAAATTTCGTGACCCGTCAAAACCACGCCATCATTCTTGAACTTGTTCCGCGGATCTTTCATCCGGACATATACCTTCCCCATAACCTACCTATTTTTTAGGAGCTGATGCGTTGGCGGCTGCAGCCTCGAGCTCGTTGATACGGGCGCGTAGCTTATCGTTCTCGGACTTGGTAGCTTCGGCATCGGCTTGTGCCTTTTTAGCTTCTTCAAGCTTTATTTCAGCCTCCTTCAATGCTACCCGGTTTTCTTCTTCTTTGACGGCTGCAGCCTCCAAAGTTTTGTTTGCTGCGCTGATTTCTTTTGCAGCCTTAGCGTCAGCCTCAAAGCGATTTTTGTCATAGCGCTCAGCCTTTTCTTTCGCTTCGGATTCACTTAAAGAAATCAGACCTCCGGCACGGCGGGCGTGCATAACCCTTTCGGTTTCTGCTAACTGCTTTACCTGACCACGGTAAAGCGTTTGCTGATCCTCGCGTGGCTGGGTGGGGTCCCAGAATATCGACGCCGATCCACCGAGCTCATAGTATTTTTCGTTTTCGTTTTCCATAATTGGTTTTTAGTGACTAAAAATAAATTATAATACCCTGGTCTATCAGGTCTTACAGTTGAGAGAATGCCTGATTGATACGAGCATCGATATCCATGTATGCCGGGAACGGAGTAGAGGCGTAGGTTACGGCCTTGCTCTGTATAACACGGGCGCTACGGTTGATGATGCCGAAATTGATCCAGTCGCTCATGAACATTTCCTCAGTCTGGTTCTGCGGATTGCGGCGGCGCTCAGTCATGAAACCGCGGTAAGTCAGCTTCATCATCGCACGTTGAGGGTTCAGATACAACATCTGGTTAGCAGGCGTGATGTACGCATCAATATCGAAAGCATCAGGAACACCAACGATCGAGCGAATGGTTGCCAGTCTGGTATCGCCATTGAAGCCTTCGAAGCGGTCAATGCCGGTGATATTGATAGCGTCGTCTTCAGAAGTGATCAGGCGGGTAGCAGGTGTACCCAGGCGGCGCATGCGGGTAAATACACGTTTGATATCGGCGTATGTGAATCCATTCGCAGTCACGTTTACACCAACAACAGGAGCCGATTCAGAGAGGTCAGCTTGCTCACCGTTCACCAGGACACTGAATGCCAAAGCATCTGCGCCGATCGCCATGTCGTTACCAACTTCCTGGAGGAAGGTGTAGATCATGTCGATAGAAGATGCCATCACCATCTCGTCCGTGATCGCGAAACCGGTACCGATCTTGAAGATGTTCAGGTCCTTTTTACCGAATTTAACCGATCCGAAAGGAATGTTTGCACCTTCATTCACGCGCGACGGCATGCCATCGCCGCGTAAAATCATCGGCATGGTCACCTTCTGCTGGGCCATGTTCTGAGTCGTGGCAATCCAGTTCTGATGCAGCGACGCGTGCTGATAACCAGTGCGCACAGCGCTCATGAAGATCTCAGGAATGATGAACCGGAAAGAGGAATCAACGCTTTGAGTGTTCACCGGCGCTGAATCGGCATATCTCATTTTCGAGTGATCGATCAGGAATTCTTCCACAGTGGACTTGTCCAGGCGGTGCATGCCGAGAGCAGCTGATACGTCGGAGAGGGAATCTTCACCGGGTGACAGGTCAAAGCAACGCAGGAACTGGCGTGTGTCTTTGAAACCGTAGACTTTGTTTAAGGCGTCGTCAAACGATACGTCTTTAGCCCGCAGCTTATTGCCTTTTTTGTCTACGGCAAGCCCGAGACGTGTTTCTGTGATCTGCTTACAGAATTCACCGAGTGTTTCTTCGACCGTGTGCCGTACTCTGGTGTCATCTTCCTTTCCAATGCCACCTTTCGCGAGTTCCATATTGTGCGCCTTTACGGCGCCCAGTTCTAATTTTTCCATGTGATGAAATTTAAAAAATTGGGTTTTGGTTTATTCCGGTTAGGTCTTAGTTCAGCTGGTACGGTGTTCTGAGTATTCCGATCTCGATTACAGTGTCCACTGCGCCGCCACTGATTACAACGCCGCTTACGTAATCACCGGCAGCCGTTGCTGTGTACTCGGGAAGACCCTCAGCAACAATGGCGGTGTTCCAGTTGCCGTTTGGTTTAACAGTAGCGCCGGCAGCAATTGTACCGCCCTTGGCGATTCCTTTTACGGTGCGCTGGAAAGCTGTGAACACTGAAACTCTTTCTCCAGTGCCTTTGCCTACTGTCACTACGCCAATCGGGAGTTGTGTTCCAGTGGTACGTTTTGTAACGGACAAGTTTGCGCTCATGATAACCTCCTGACCCTGGAAAAGGGTGCCAGCGAACGCATTAGTAAGCGTCAAAATTACGCCGGTAGGTTCAGCATGCTTGGAGATGGTGACGGATGCCGGCATTATTGATTCGGTAGCCATAAAAATATTGGGTTTTGGTAAAAATGATGACTAAAAAGTATATGATACCGGTTTACCGGAGTGATTCTGCAAGGTGCTTGTTACCCAGCACGGTCTTTGACTTCGGTGGTGTATTCGGATCGTCAGTCTGCTTGCTGCTGCGGAAGCTGATGTCTGTTGATCCGCATTTTGCGCAGTGGCCACCGAACTCAGTAACCGCCTTTCCGCCGAACAATTTAAGTTTCGCGTTGACTGCCTCAAGGCTTGTCGCTGCATCGATCTCAGCTTCGATCGTAGGATCAACTTTATCGCCTGCAAACACGCCGTACAAACGCTTCGCTTCTTTCTTCGAAGCTTCCAGTACTTCAGTGCCTACTTTGGCCAGCGCTGCAGAAGCTGTCTTCTCGGCTTCCAACGTTGTCTTAGCTGCCTTAATGGTTGCTATCTCAGCTTCAAGGCTCACCACCTTAGCATCCGCTGCTTCCTTCTCGGCGGTAACCTTCTGGAAGTTTTCTGCATTCGTTTTCATTTGGGTGAAGGCTTCTTTTGAAGCGATCACTTTTTCGGCGTCTGCTTTCGAAAACTTACCGGTGCCGATGTCCGCAGCCGTTGTACCGAAAATGCTCGCCAAGAGTTCTAACAGATCCTTGTTCATTTTTAAATTGTCGTTTTGTTCTTTATCAAAATGTAATGCGGAGTTTTGTAAATGTAATAGCTTTTGATCGTCGAAGCAATCGCACACAAAGTACTTGCGGTTAGGTTCATATATACGATTCTCTGGATCATCGGAGAACTTGTTCTTCGCGTACATGCTGGCATGATCTATATTAATCAACTCACCGTTTGGCGAAAGCATCTTCGCATAAGGATCAGCGCCTGCCCAAACCAAAGAGCTTTCTTCGTAACCGATGATCTTTGTGGCTATACGGCGAACCATCTCGTCGTCGATAATTTCACCAAGGTGCCAGTAAAAGTCTCCGTTAAATTCGAACTCGTGTGATGCTTCCCAGTCGAACAATACGGTAACCGATGCAGATGTTATAGGCGATACAGGTGAAGACATCCGGCGCACCAATTCGGGGTTTAAGATACCATCTATAACGAATGGAGCCTCAATGCCGCCAGGTACTTCGTCACCATTTGAGTTTTTATATCCAGGAACCCATTCGGTTTCCCCCACATTGCCTATTTCTTTGCCTACCATTTGAATGTGATTCAAGTAAGCAGGTTTATCTCTCAGCAAAGAGGTAGATTTCTTCAGCACCGTACCTTCAGAGAAATCTGTTGCTTTCCAGGAACCGCCGCCTACTATTGTCGCAGATATGTGCCGGAAAGGAAACATATAGAAGTCTTCCTTCTTTGGTATAAGCGGTATATCAAAGCTCTGCGCCGATGTCTTTCGATCCTTCGGCAACTCAAGCCCCATGCTTTCGAATATTCTCTTCGCTGCCTGTTCCTGAAGCAGCTTATCTGTATCGGATTGGACGCGGAATAACGTCAATGAACCCTTACCTCCGAACTTTGCCATGATGATTATATTGGTTTGATATTGCGAAACTACCAAAAAAATATATAATCGTTAAATCAATGCTTTTCATAACATCATCATTGACGTATATTTAAGTATGAAAACAGCTATCGATATTACTGGTCAAAAGTTTGGAAGGCTTACCGTTTTGAAAAGAAACGGTGAAAGCAAGAACGGCATGTCTTTATGGTTATGCGTTTGCGAATGTGGTAGGAAAATAACTACTCGATCGAATGGATTGAGAAGCGGAAGGGCGAAAAGTTGTGGCTGTCATAGGAAAGATCGAATGAAGACATTAAATCTTGATCATGGTTTAAGAAACCATTATATCTATAACATTTGGAGAGGCATTAAAAAGCGTTGCTATAATAAGAAACATAAAAGCTATAATGATTATGGAGGTCGTGGAATCACGATGGCTCCTGAATGGCTAGATGACATAGTGGCTTTTTATAATCATGTTGGTGAAAGGCCATCGTCAACTCATCAAATTGATAGGGAAAATAATAATGGAAATTATGTTCCAGGAAACGTTCGATGGGTAACACCTAAAGTCAATTCAAATAATAGAAGGAAATCTAAACGGCCTTGAAGTAGGCAATACATCTTCCTCTGCAATGCGGGTGATACGACGGCAGTGCAATACCTTTCGCCTGCAGTGATTTCGGATCCATGGTCACAAACTGATCAAGCTTAATCGTGGTGGCGAATGGCGTATATTCCGGTGTTTTCGCTATGCCTTCCCGAAACAATGTCTCGTATTGCTGCACACTGTTTTTAACGCTGAATATTTTGCCATTCATATGCTTGCAGTATCCGCACGTGAGTCTATCCATCACCTCAACAACCTGGTACTCGGCAATATCTGCCTGATTCAGGTATAGAAGGTTTCCGATGTTTCGCGCTTTGTTGGATGTAGTCTCTATGATTCGGCGGATCTTCCACGCTTCAAGTAGTACCTCCCTGGCAAATTCGAGTATAAATTCCTGTATCAAGCTACTGCCCTTGCCAATCGGAACATCGCCCTGTTCAAATTTCTGCTTCACCCAGTTTACAATTCGCTCTTGGGTATCCGGATCAGTTATAAATTTGCCCAAATAGGTATGGTCTACTTCTTCCAGGAAGGCAATCGCGCGGGCATCCAACAGATTGAATGCAGCATCCGGGACGGTTACGAACGATACAGGTGATCGGGAGTATTCACTCGATTCAGAAAATATCGATTTGTCCTGGCGGTAAAAGCTGTAGATATCTTCTATGTTATTTGTGACAATGTCATGAACCGGCGTCACGAAATTGTTTTCCCAGCCCTCCAGAAGGCCGTAATACATAGCTGCTTGAACTTCACCAACTAATGCGGTTTCGCCTAAAGCTTTGAATTCTCTGGTTATTGACTTCTTTGACTTGTTAACGAAGGTTTCGAACTGGGTATTAACAGCGCCCAGATATGCCTTCAGAAAATCCACCAGATGGGCATCGTGATAATTGCCTATTTCGTCGAAAGAAGCGGCCCCGGAGCAATCTTCCGGGACCGCATAATCAAAAGGGGGCGCTTCGATGTTAAGCTTTTTACGGATACGGTCCAGCTTTTTTTCAGCGGTGGTCTGCGCTTTATTATCTTCCGATCCTCCTACTGCCTTCGACGGTAATATATTGGTTATTGGTGCATCAAGCTCAGGATCGTCGACTCCTGCGTAATTGGCTGCTGCTTTCTGGCTCATAAAGCCTGAGAAATAATACCTGGCGGCATTTTCAATGCGCTCTTTCTTGGCCTGTTCGTCTTTGAGTTCATCGGTTATCGATGCCCGCTTGTATCGGATATTGCATACCGCCGGTCTAAATCCAGCCAGGCGGAGCTCGAGCATAAACACCCGTGATTTGAATTCAGCGAGTGTGCGCTGGAAATTGGCAACCTGCTGCGTCATCTTGGTAAGCACTACGCGGCCGAACGTCTCCGTAGTCGCGTAGTTCTCGCCGTGCATATTCGGGTCCTGCTTGAGACCTGAATAGATCAGGGATTTGACCATCTTCATTAATTGCTCACCGGACGCGCCGTTCAGTTCAGATCCCTGTAGGGTGAACTCGTGATTATCTTTGTAACCCACCGTGAACCCACGAGAAAAACCATTTTCAACATCCTGTCTTACGCTGTTCAGATAGTTCCTGAGATAATTTTCATACTCTTCAGGTGATTTTTGTTGCTGTGGAGGTGCTTTCAACAATACCGACAGAAAGCCCATCATCCCGAGCCGGCGCATCATGTTCTTGAAGTTACCGATCATATCCTTTTCCGTCAGCAGGTCTTCAAGCGCTGAAGCGAAAGGTGGAACGGCAACCGGCGATATGCCCAGCCGGCGTATACCAAGGTAGGTGTACGTCGCCGGATTGAGCTGTATATAGCCAGGATATAGCCCGGTTCCGTTATTTGAGTTTACGCCTACTATTTGCTGCAGGGGAACGTGAACAGACTTAACCTTGTCGTAGCCAAACCGGATGTAATATGGATCAACTCGAACAATGCTCTGGATGCCTTTAAGATTCGGCATGATCACAGCCTCTGCGCTTAGTGCGCCGGAGTACGCCATTTGGGTAAGAAGATCATTGTCGAGGGAGTCTTCGCCAGAGGCAAATTCGTACCAGCTCTTTACTCGAGTCTGGAGATACTTGCGCATCTCAACGCTTTGTTTCTCGCCGGTCTCGCCGAAGTCTATGTCATAATCTGTATTGCCGAGGGCAACGATATTTTCAACGGCCATAGATACGTGGCGATCCTGGAAAGCGTACTTCTGTAGGGTTTTGAGTATGGTGTAGTCGAACTCGTTATCCACCGGGGCGTTCATGTTGCCGAAGCCATAGTTCCCTTCGTACAGAGAGACCCGTCCGCTGGCGATTGGAGCCATGACGTTATTCGTCGTGTCATCCACCTTGTTCGACATCGCTGCGTACTTCTGTTCCTCTTCCTGGAAAACCTTGCGGATTATGTCACCATATACCCTTTCGAATTCCGCTTCATTGATCTGCTGCGGGCTTGGTTCAGAAACAACTGCGGCTGATACGGCCGCTGGCTGGGATTCTTTTTCCGGCGCAGCCTTCACAGACTTACCCCAGCCGAAAGAAAAATTGACATTGAAACCCATTTCGAATACTTTTTAGGGAGTAAATGTAACCAAAAACTTAGTGGCTTGCTGACCACTGGAACCCCAGGTAGATCGCGAGTAATATGAATGAAATTGATAGCGCCCAGAATAAAGGCACGTGTTTATCTGTAAAGGTGATCTTTTTTACAACGGTGGCGATTACCAAAGCGAGGAAGAGAGCGCCGGCGATCGGCCACGCGGCGCTATCTGATACGTCGTTTATGTACGGGCTGGCGATGGTGCCTGAAACGATTATGCCGGCCACAATCCGGAATATAAAGTTGTTCAATGCTGCTATTAAAGTGCTCATGGTTTTTTGAGCAAGTTACGGAAACATGGACAACTGCATGTCTCTGTTGCGGATAGCAAATTCAATCCGGGCGCGGGATATATTGATGTTGTGTTCGTCGAGCTCTATCCCGGTATATAGCATTTTCTCGAACATGCATGCTTTGCCGGTTGAGCCGCTGCCTGAGAATGGGTCTATGACGTGGCCTCCTTTCGGCGTAACCAGATTGATCAGGTACCGCATTAGCGCGGTTGGCTTAACGGTCGGGTGATTGTTTGGGCTTGATTTGTCAGTACCTTCAGACTGAAAGGAACCCGGGTTTTTGGTGCCGCTGCTCCAGAGCAGTGGCATAGATGCTAAAGCCTCACATCCTTCGTTTCTATCGAGGCGTGATGTCTTTGCGCAGTAAAAGAAGCGGGCTGCAGAACCTTCGTCGCCATAGCTTACATTTTCAGAACCGAAAGCTCTCACATGCTTGCCGTAGGTATTATTACCAGAATATCCGGTGGCTGTTTCGTTGGTAAAATTGGAATCGCCTGACTTAGTATATGGGAACATCTCCATTATGCATTCTGAACCGTCGTGAATGAGGTTTGCCGGCCAGCGGCCATTCTCACCACCAGATACAGCTTCAGCGTGCTTCTCACCGTTGTTGTTGCCTGGTGTATACGATGCGTTGTTAAGTTTTGGCTGGCTGCTTACAGTCCACGGTCCTAAGCCTTTTATGGATGACTCAGCGATGTTCAGCGCTCCCACACCGAAATGATCCATATTACTCTTAACGGTCCCATTCAAAGGCTTTCGGGCGACAAGGATAGGTTCATGAGCAGGCTTAAGCGCAGTGCCATAACCCTCGTGTTTACCTTCCAGATTGTGAGACTTGGGGAAGCCAGAACCGAATACCCAAAATATTTGATCGCGTACTTCGAAACCTGCTTCCTCGACGCCGCATACCATCCGGTGATATGTGCGCGGGCTCGCGAATACGATCATGTGCGCACCGGGTTTCAATATGCGGTACATCTCCGAAGCCCATGTAAATGTGAAGTCCTGGAACTGGCGCATCGCTACTATATCGTTTTTGTAGGTGCCGGCTGAAAGAGACTTTCCAAAACCATTACTAACTCTGCCTTCGCGGACGGCTTCACTTTTGGCTTTATTGTCTCGAATAGCATGTTGCTTTTCGATATCGAACTTATCCCAGGCCTTGCCCATGAAGCGGATCCCGTACGGCGGATCAGTAACGCAAGAATCAAAATGATCTGCGGGCAGCTGCTTCATTACCTCCTCGCAGTATCCGGTGTAAAGTGTGTAGGGTTTAGCGGTCATTTTATTTTACTCTGGCTCCTGGATCTATTGAAGTGTCATATCAATATGCCCCATGATCAAGCATATCACTTGACTTTACAGATTTTTCAAACTCGTACTCTTTTAGAATTTTAACCAGATAGATCTTTCCGGTGGTCTCTTTGTGGTACTTATTCAAAAGGTCATCATACTCTGCCGGCAAAGCCGATCGAACTTTATCTGGCTGCGTGAGCAGCGCATACGCGACTAAAGTATCGCTTTCGCTTAGTTCCTGGTGCACTGGGCCTCTGTCGTCGAAGATCGCCATAACGCGCTCCGGAATGTTAATAACGGGAAGTTTATTCATCGTCGTAAGGGGTTAAAAGAAACCGGCCACCATCTGAACCTAAGTTTCTTCCTATGGCAGCCGGAAATTCATAAAAGTGTAAGTGGTCGTCATGGGGCCATTGCTTGTTAAGAACGTCGGTGCGAATCATGACCTTCGCATTGTGCCCAGGTGTTGGCTTTCGCTGAACCCGGGCGGATGTAGTTTAAAGTTATCAATCAATCAAACAGCATCCATATCTTAAAGGCGCACGGCAGGATTGTCTGTTTTTACTGGACTTATACAATTTGCCAGTGCCTTACCTGCAAATGTGTCCGGCGCATTTGATCGCCGCCACGTGCGCCATTAATTTTTATTCAGAAACCAGCATTTCAGCCGGGTAATAAGTCAATTCGAAAATATCAGGTTTGCATGGGTAGAACTCACCTTTAACGCCTTTGATAATATAGTCTCCTGGTAGCGCTTTGTGGTCGCCTTCAAGTGTTGGGATCGTCACGCTGAAGATAGGAGCGCCTTTACCGGCTTCGTAAGCTGTATCAGACTCCAATTCAGTTTTCAGTTCTGTGCCGACAAATCCATTTATCTCGTCGAGATTGTGACCATTGTATTGCACTGCCTCAATGGTGATAGGTTTTTTAGTATATTTTTTCATAAAGTTGATTTTCAAAGTAAGCCGCCAGTGTTACCCGGCGGCTTTGACGGTTTTTATGGATCTTACCGACAAACCGATTTGTTTCAAAGAAACGACCTGCGTACACTCTCACTTTCAATTTCACCCTCTTTCTATCGAAAGGCTAATTTCCTGGGCAATACTACTACAGATCGTCTTGTCCGTTTCACAGACTTTGTCCGCATGCGCTTTGGACCAGCGTTGCATGTTTACATGCTCGTCCCGGTTAGCCGGGCGACTCCCAATTTAAAGATTAGGCTCTCTTGTCTTCGGCCAGCGGAGGGCTTCAACCTCCTGTCAACATTACACGTCTGTTTATCGACCGCCGTTTATTACAGACCTTTAACACGGCCGAATGCAAACGCCAGCATGTAACCGATGACAAACTTTCAACACGTTGCCGGCCTAGTGCCTGCGGGGCTGGGTTCATCACGCCCAGGCCCCTATGTGCCTTTTCATTTTACCAAAACCCAAAGGACACATTCAAATTTATAGCCTTCTGCTAGTTATCAAAAGAAGCCGATGGCATTAATTTTTATACTATATCAACTGTAAGGGTTACAAAGGGACAAAGCTCGGCGGGCATATACGTCGGGCTTTTTTATTGCCCCTACAGTATTTGTATGCGTGACGGCTCTATGCGCCTGTGTTCATAGGCACCGCTTTCGTTCTTTTCGAACGGCTCGATGATGGCATAGGTCCTGGAGAAAATCAACCCTACAGGCTGATCTGGCGGCTCAAGATCGCTCACGTATCCGATCAGATAGGCTTTTTTAAGCTTGCCATCCTTTATATCCAGGAACAACACGCGCACGTGGGTAATTCTGCGGAGGAATCGAAACAGTCTATTCATGTTCAATAAATGAAGTTCTCTTGTTGTTGACCAATTCCATATTGAGATCCGCGAACGCTTCGAGCTCGTTCTCACCCACGCCGAACGTACCAATGTGCGGACTGTCAGGCATCCACTCGCCAGCCATGCATGCGACAAAGTCACCTTTGTAAGCGTACACCATGACACCGCGCTTAATGCAATACTCCTGTATTATTTTACCGAAATGCTTATCCATTTCCTCAAACAGGGTATTTAATTTCTCCCACTCTGGCGTGCCCCATACATCTCTGTAGAAGCCAGGTATCGCCATCACATAAAGGAGAAAATCCATCAACGAAAGGTGATTTGTGATGTGGAACAGAGTCTCAACTCCCTTCCACGTTTTGTACTGGTTTACGCCGATAGCCTGCACTAAATTTTCAGGCACGCACACCGGGGCATTGTCCTTGCCCAGGAAAATATAAAATGGTTTCATAGTTCGGGTTACTTTATGGTGATGTCTTCGTATTTGAAAGATACCTTGGGTGAGTTCGTGCCCTGGTTAAAACCTATCTCGCGGATTACGGCATCACGCACGGATTCTTTCACAGAATCGGCTGACATCTCGTAGGTAGACCAGGCCAGCGCCTCGCAGTTATCAACAATCGTTTCACGATCACCATTCCTGGTATCATAGGATATTACCATGGTGAATCCGTTTCCTTTTTCGTCGTCGAAATTTTCGATTATCTGCTTTCTTAAGGTTGCCATTTGCTTTTTGTTTGACTGATTGATAGATCAAATGTAACACGAAGTTACATGCAAAGCAAATGTTTTATCTTTTTTATATGAAAATTCTACCAGTTGGCCAGTAACCAGTTCAGTCCACCCACGCCGGAAACGCCGTTCAGCATGCCGTCTACATCGAAATCAGAATAGCGCGAAATCCATGCAGATTCAAAATCTGCCGCCATACGGGTAGCCATGCTACCGTTATTATTAAGGGCTCCTATGGAGATGAATTGACTCGGGAGGCCGGTAGATGCTACATTTGCACTGTGTAACACAGAGTTGTTTTTCAATAATGCCTTTGTGCCGACGTTTCTCGCTATGCCATACCAATTGCCAGATACAAAGGCAGCCTCTCCATTATAAACGGTAGCCGTATTGTCATTAACACGATATAACAACCCTGTCGTGCCTGAACTCTGCGCCAGGAAGAAAGCGTTCACGGTATCCGTACAACCGAACATATACGCCGCAGTTCCTGAGGCAGTGGTACGAGTCTTCAGTTTTACCATCATCATCACATTATCTTGTGTGACCCTGGAAGTATTTATGTTGCCTCTGAAATTAAGCGCGTAGCTGGAAGTGCTGCCGTTTGTTGATATATGGCTGTTGGCGGTGAATGTTCCTGAGCTGCTGCTCAAATATGTCAGCATGGACCAATCCAAGAAAACGTTGTTACCATTGCTTGTTTTAAATACACCCAGATATTCAAGCTTAAACCAGTTCCCGAGTGAAATCTGTGTTGACACAAAAGTTTCGATCAGGTTTTTGCGGGCAGTGGTGATATCATCGAAGTGGTTAGCGATGATCATACGGGCCCATTTACTGTAGCTCGCATTCGCCATCCATCGGGCGCGCATGTTCCCAATATCGTTGTTACCTGTCTGATTTCTGTGCAGACCGTCAGCACCGTATCCGCCAGATCCGATCAGTGCCGCATTTAAACCAACGATGTGCAGATAATCTCTGGCTACCGTTTCATCTATCAGAGCCTTCCTAAACGCGTAAATTCTGTCATTAAGAACGCTTGTTTCATATCTGCCCTCTTGTGACCACAGCACTGGAGTGTTCGGGTAGTCCGTGTGCAATCGGTTCATGTATTCCTGAGTCTTGGCTACAATAGTAGGCATATCTAAAACCGGCGAGACCGTAGTTCCATCTCTTCTGATGTCGTTTATGCCTAAACTTTCATGGATAGCTATCGGTTCATCTACCGAAGCTGCAGCCAACGCCGCTGTCGTTCTCGTTTTGGCGTCACTGTACAGATTACCACCGCTAATATCCCATGTATTCGTCGTGGGCACAGACTCAGCCCTGAATACAATCGTTGATCCTGCTGATGCGGCAGGCACAATAATCGCCTTAAGTGTTGTGAGCTCGTTGAATTTAATACCAAACTGCGGATGTGGCGTGCCCTGACTGGCCGGGCAATTCCAGGTATCAGCGTTTGTTATCTGAACAATCGCCGAGTCGTTCCATTGGTATACTGTTCCCGCTGTCGGAGTAGGGCCAGGGCCTGTGGAGTTGTTGGAGCCTCTTTCCCGACTATCACCGTGGATAACCACCACAGCTTGGCCAGTAGCGGATATTTGCGAAGAATACACCGGGCCCACCCCGGCCGAGGTAGCGTTCGCGCTCCCTCCTGAATTGGTGGCTGTGACATAAAATGTCAGCGTTTTTAACACATCAGCGTCCTGCGGGGTGTAGGTGATAGATGTTGCCCCTGATATTGGTGATCCGTCGCGCATCCATTGATAGGTCAGGAGCGGTCCATTTGTCCACGTGCCGCCGTTCCCGGTTAAAACCTGCCCCTTTTTTGGAGTGCCTGAAATACTGGGCGCTACTGTATTTGCGGGCGGTTGAACTGATGGGCCAGTCTGTGAACCCGTACCGCTGATAACAGAGCTGATTATGTTTAACATCATAAATTTTAATTATTAAAACGAAGATTGAAGCAATGTTTTACATGCGGCGTGGCCGGATGCATTGAGGTGTATTCCGTCACCGATGTTGTAAGTAGAATTCAACGTGAAGTTTCCAGCATCTTTTGTGAGTGTGTAGAAGTCGATATCACCGGTTATTCCGGACACGTCTACATTGGAGGCTACGGGGCGGCCGGTTACGACGGTTATGTCGGCAGCCTGCAGTGTTGATTTTATGGCGGCTATATTTGAATTAACCGTCGCCGCAGATGCGCCAGCGTCGATATCATTGCGGCCGATATTCATGTAAACCCGGCGTGGCTTCAAATACAGAATTTCATTAATGTTGGCTGTCACCTCATCGGTTCGGTCGGAGATGCCCGCAGATATCTCATAAGTGTATGAATCTGCAACGAATGCCGCCTCTGTGTAACGATTGGCAGATACACCTGGATATATACCGTACATATTTGAATCTCCTTTCCCTAAAGCCTCAGCAAAGCGCTGAACGGTACTCGACACTTCCCAGCTGTCAATGACAGTAGTTCCACCAAAATTGTAAATCGCAAAGTTTCCGGTGTTATGCGCCTGGGCAACGTTCGCAGTAGTGATGTTTATAGAGAATGTCGTTGTGTAAAGCTGAGTGTTTGACGTGTTCAGTATCCTGAAAGTAAACTGGTGCACGTTCCTGGTAATCTCTAAAATATAGGTTGTGCTGGCGACTGGCGTGAAGGAAGTGCCCGCTACCATCTGGCCGGTTATCGTGTCTTTGGTGTAGAGATATACAGCCCCGGAGGCGTTGTCCCATGCCCATCGCACAATGCTGCTGAACGGATCGAAAGAATTGATACTTCTGATTCCGATACCAATACCGTATACCGTGCTGCCCAGTGTAGCAGGCGTCGTGCATTGAACGCGCTGAGTCCATTTCTCCAGGCAGGTTACTTTATGCGGGCTCGTTGACTTGGTATAGGTCAGCGCGCTTGAAAATAGTGTCGGGTTGCCCGTCATGGTAACTGATCCGGAGCCGATGGTAATGCCAGTGCCTACTACGGTGTAATCAGCCAAAGTGCCGTTAAAGTCTTCGCTGAATATGGTACCGAGTTGAACAGGTACTGGCCACTGCACGGCTGCGGTGGCGGTAGAATACGCCGTAGTCGATCCAAAGGCATTTGTTGCGGTTACGCCTACGCGTATTACGCTTCCATAGTCAGAAAACAGTATTAGGTAGGTAGAAGCCGTAGCCCCGGAGATATTAACGCCGTTTTTCTGCCACTGGTATGTGTATGATGTAGGGGAATTTGCCCAGGTGCCATTCGATGCGGAAAGCGTCTGATCGGCGCGCGCGGTTCCTGAAATAGCAGGTAGAACAGTATTTGCCGGTGCGATTCCTGTAGAATTGTTTACTATGGAGGCGACGGCATTTATAATCATGGCATTACTGTTTGTGCCATAAAAATACGAAGGGCTATGCATTTCCGCTTTAATGCATAGCCCGTTTAAACGTGACGTCATTTTTAATACCGTCACTTCTCTATATGTGCTTTGTGCTAATCGAACGATATTTTGGAGGTACCGGAAATGGCACTGACCTTTTTCAGATGCTCTTCGGACTCGGCTTCCAACTTGGCATTTGCCTCGTCAGTTTCCTGCTTCAGCTTTTTCATAGCCTTTTCCTGCGCTTGCCTGGCTTCCTCGGCGGCTATGTCGGCCTTTTCCTTTAGATCCTGAAGCTGCTTCTTTTTCTCTTCGGATAGCTCTTCAAGTGGTTTTTCCTCGTTTTCCATAGGTCAAAAATAGCTTTTATTGATAGCATTGCAAAGAGTCGCGGGTGAGGTTGGCGACTTGTATCGAGCTGTGTGAACCTCTCACGTATATCCACACTCCGAATTTCATGCCATCGTGAAATTCTTCTATGTAATGGATTTCACCGTCGGCGATTGGAGCGACGTATCCCGATAGTTTCGATTCGATTATGTTTTGTTTCATATCGGATCGTGAATGCGTCAAAAGAACCACGCCATAAGATGTGAGGCCAATTGCTAATGTAATTATCAATACGAGCCAAAAATCAAATTTCATAAATGTATATTTTTTAGTTGATGTTCGGGATATCGGCAGGCTTGCCGGAATGGAGTCCTCTGTTTCTCGCAGTCTCATACTCCATGAAGTTGTCGTAAACCGTAACGGTGTCGATTCTTACAGCTATCTCCACTTTAGTTTTAAGCCACGCCGATGTCTGATAGGATATGTAAAGGTTATTGCCCATGAACACGAAATACTCAGATCGAACGCATAGGTCTTTAACATTTCGCTTCTTACGAAGCGTTTTTTTGTCGTGATCAGCTACCTTATGATTAGCGCGGATGATGGACCACAGTTTGCCCATCACTTCATCTTTTGCCCAGTCTTCCTTTTTGAATGTTGCTGCCATTATATTTTCCTTAAAAGCCTTGTAATAACTACTACCTTTTTTCCGTCGAAATCGACCAGCATGCTACCGTTGCGGCCGCGTATGCATTTGCCGTCAGGTCTTAGCACGGCACTGCATATCGCATTTTTATAGTGTGACGCTGTAAATCGATCACCAATATATCGATACATCATGCTTTATCTGATTTTCTGTATTTCAAAGACGGTCCACGCTGCCATGCGACAATATCACTACTGAAGAAGAAATCGTCGTACGTTTTCAGCGGCCGCTTCGGCTTAGGCTGGTGAATGAAGGTGCGCTTCTGCTGCTGTGAGGTCATTCTGCCGAAGTTTGAATGTCTCTCTTACCTTCGACCGGCACGTATCCAGATCCACCGCAATTGGGGCAGTGTTCTTCGTTGCCATGAATGTCGAATATTGATCCAAACCCGTCGCAATCAGGGCATTCTTTGGATAAAGCGGGCACGGCTCTTTTGCCGTGCGCCGCCTTTGGATAGGCTCCTGCGAAAAATGCTTTTTTATTGATCATCAGCTTGCTGAGTTTAAAAACCATTGCTTGCCGAGTTTGAATATGAGACTCCCTTTCTTGTTGCCGTGGTCGGCAATCAGAATACCAAGGGTTGAACGCTCGATCTTCTTTTCAGATTTCTTGCGCGGCCGCTCCGGGTTTTGCTCGTTGATCGCAGCTACGCGGGCTTCCTGGTATAGCTGGTGATAGGTCTTTTCCATTACGAAAGAAGGGTTGGTTTTTTAAAACCCAGCCCTACACGAGGGCCGGGAGTTTGTTCAAAATAAATTACTACTACAATTGCGCGGCATAGGGTCACGCTTCCGTCCCATACCCGGCTTTGTTTAGAGCTTTGATGGCTTGCCCTTCGGCGAAGTCGCAACCGCCGAAATTTATGTCCACATTTAATTCCAATAGCATTACATCGGCCGGTATCTGCCGTATCAGGTCGCGCATAGCGTTGAGCGTCGAGGCTAACGCTTCTGCCAATTCAGGCGCGGCAGCGATAAGCGCGGCGTTGGCCTTAGTTTCATTCCGATTGCGCGGGTCTTTACCTCCCATTGAATTCTTGATGAGGGAACTACCGCATTCAGCCAATATCATTCCGCTAGAATCAGCTACATTAACTTCCGACCCTGAAACGTGCCACGGGCCAGGTGTGTGTTTTGTATCCATATGTTTTTGATTGATTGATGATGAATCAAATGTAACACGAGATTACATTAAAAGCAAGTGGTTACTCAAAAAAGTGATCCCTGGGTCGGTTTATTTTTGTCAGACTTACGCGGCGGATGCCAGCCAGCGGCAATCTTCTTTTCGAGTTCCTTTTTCCAGCCTTTGGGCGGCGGCCATGGAATGCCCCATTGAGCCAATGATTCGGCTGTCCATCCGCCGAGGTCTGTTCGCTCGGTTTCAATAGCGTCTTCTTCTATTACTGAATTTATGCACTCCTGCCGGCAGGCTGGGCAGCATGAGCATGTCTGACAGCCATTGTAATTCAATCCATCTTCAAACGTAGCCTGGCGCGCGCAGACGCGGCCAACGTCATCCGGAAGAACATCCCCGCTACAGTAAATGTTTTCGCATTTGATAACCTCGGGCAAAGTCTTCTCTAAAGCCAAATCCACAGACTCCTGCGCTTTGAATGGATTATACACCATTTTAAGCCCGTTAAAGCGATCGTACACGTAGCCGGCCTGTTCTATCTCAGCCGGCGTAAAGCGAGCGTATCCGTCGCTCCTGACGCCTTTACCGGCCAACTTCGGGAAGAGCTCGTCTATGAGTTCGTAAGCTTGTTTATGGTATTTGGTGCCATCTCTATCGGACGGGTGCGCGAGGTCTCCGATAAGATCATTCTTGTACATGAGCCGGCCCAGGAAGTCGCCAATCTCATTCATACGCGTGTACGCGCGCGCGGTGTAGAACACAGGCGGGCCGTAGTTCATCTGTAGCACCACGACATAGTCGCCTTTCTCGCGGCAGAATTGGTTGGGTAGGTTATTCATAAGTATGGCTTCAGATCTGTCAATCCGTTTCGGTATTCTTCGTTCAGCTTGTCCACATCGTCGGTCTTTATCTGGAATAGCTGTCCGGTCTTTGTATTGATAACCCACATCATTGCTGAGAAAATGGGTTCAGGCGCTACGATTGTTTGAGGCTGTTTCGAACGGCGGATAACCCGCAGTGGTGGAGCAGTTTGCGCTGGCTTCGGCTCCTGTCGTGCGCTGGTGCATTGCTCTTTGTGAACCTGAATCCACTTTTCAATTCTTGGGTCTCCACCGCCCACGAAATCCTCGCGACGTTCCCATCCAACGCTGCACTCATAGTTTATGATCCGCTCACCGCAGGCAGAACAGTGAAGATTGGCATACACCCTGCGTTCATCCCAGATATCTGGAACGTACTGCGGTGTATGCCTTTACTTTCGGTTCTTGCGGGCCGATCATTTTTTCAGATCAGAGGACCCCGTTGTATAACTCAGCATGTCTTCTTCGTTGGCGAACTCGTATACATTGAGTATGCAAACATTTTCAACGAATAGCTGATAGTCATCAGGATATGACTGACTATCCCTATATCCTTTTACGACGGATTCTATTATAGTCCTATGAGATGGAAATTTGTCAGACTTGAGACCGACAGACATAGTCAGATTCTTTGACTTGAATTTCGGGTTGTTATCACCATCAAGCCTGTCGGTCTCATACTGAACCTCGGCAGAAACGGTTATAAGGAAATACCGGGCAAAATCCGATGCAGTTGATTCGTCAGTCAGTTTTTTAAGTGCCTCATGTGCAACTAATTGAACTTCTCTATATACATCATCATAATAACCCTGTGCTTTTGTAATTCTAACAAGAGCGTCACGGCATACGTCTAATGCCTCTTTTACTTGTTTGATTGTGTATTTAGTCATAATTACCAATTTACCTTTTTGCCTAATATCCGCTGAATATATAAATGATGGTCTGTTTACAGTTTTCACTGCAAACAAGGTACTTATATGGCTTTACATAGTATGGCCCTTTGCGCATAGATCCACGGCCATTTGTAAACGTCATCTCTACTATAACCAACATAGGAAATAAGCAGAACTCACCACATTGATCGCAGATCATTACCAATTACGTTTTGTCTTGATCCACTGAATCAGCGCTTCGTACTTGCTTGCCCCGATGCCGATAGTACCCGCGCCGCGCTTGTTGTTGTCAGATATGAGGTCCTTACCTTCGCCGGATATCTCGTGCTTCAGGCCGGTGTCTGCTATGATCTTATTGGCCATGTGCTCTTCGTTCGGCAGGAAAATACTTTTACCGTTTTCATCTACCGTTATTGTACCAACTGATATCGGCGTCAGGTCAGGATGCGATATCTTCGTTTCTCTACCGATATCAACGATCTTACTTATAACCGGATTATTTCCCGCTACAGGTGTGCCGGCGGGCGGCTCGCAATTAGGCGGCGTAACAGGAACGTAGGTTCCGTCGAGAGGTATAGTATCATATTTGATCTTAGCTGGGTCTACCTCTTTAACGGTAGAAGTACCGTTTTCGCGAGTCAGATGGTACTGTAACTTGGTCTGTGTGTCTGTATACACATCCAAATATTTTTTACCATCGAATGACATGCTTTCCTGATGCATCGCTGTTATTCTTGATCCGTTCGCCTTATAAACAATCAAGCCGTCGCCGTCTTCGTCCATAGTAAACCTTACTATTTCGTTTCCATCAGCAGCACCACCGGCCCATTCAGCGCCACCGTCGGCCATAACTACAGCATGCTCGTTTGCCGGGCGTTCTACAACTGATACTTCTTTGAGGTCAAAAGATCCGTCTGGATTTTGAAAGCCACCTATTGCCGCTCCTAATGGAGCGTCTTCATCTTTTGCATCGACGATTGAAGAAATGTGCTTGAACTTGTACTCACCGCTCTCCATCAGCTTGTAATCTTCTTTTGTCTTCTCCAGTTCTTCCTTCATTGCCTGGGCAGTTACAGCAGCTTCTTCGGCTGCCAGCTTCGCGCGCTCAGCTTCATCCTTGGCGAGCTCGGCTTCCTTGCGCAAGCGCTCGTTCTCTGCCTGGATATCCGCCTGGCGCTTCTTCTCTGCGGCTTCCTCCTGTTCTTTGCGCTCCTTTTGCTGGTTATGGTGAATCTGAACCTGCTCCAAGAACTCGTAGAATTCAGCGTCCTCTATGGCTGTAAGGCTTTCGAAAGTGATGGCAATCTCGTTCGGCTCGTCTGGCAGGATGGTGTCAATACCCATGTAATAGCGCAGGCCGTCGAACTTCATCCCGAGATCTACCAAGTGTTTTCCGCGCGCCTGTATGCGGGCGCGCTGCTGCTCTGCCTTTTTGTTCTTCTCGGCATCCACCAGCAGTTTGTAAGCATCCTCCTCTTTTTCGAGATACTCTTCGATCGGGTCCATCTGGCCGATCAGGGCTTTAGCTTCGTCGGCTATCTGCTTTACCTTCTCTTTGAGCGGCTGCTGCAGTTCCTTCGCTTTCTTCTCGATGCTAATGCGGGTGTTCTTGATCAGGAGGCGTTTCTCGCGCACGATGGCTGCGGTGTCCTTGTCGTCGATGTCCTTGATCTTGAGGATCAGAAAATCCTTTTTCCATTCTTCGATCGTCGCGGTCTTGATATCGAAGAGAGCCGGCTTTGTGTCCGCGGCTGCCTGTGCCGGTTGTGATTGTTGTTCTTCGGTGGTGCTTGGGGTTTCCATTGTGGATATGTGGATAGAATTGTGGATAGATTTTATAAATGGGCGTTGAGTGGGCGTAGGAAGAAACTAATTTTTAAAGCCTACGCCCTATCATGCCCATTGCGTTTGTGATTGTGTAGGTATTCCGCTTGTCTGGGTGGCGAGCCCCGCCGCGTCTCGGAGCGGTTACCGGCCGACTACCTCCTTCCTAAATTGTTGGTATGCTACGTACAGCATCATCCCGGCCGCGCATACCAATAGTATGCACAACAGGCAGGCGCTGATATAGGGTATGGTAAGAATTATTCTGGCTACTGCACTGGTGCCTAATGTATGTAGGCACTGGTAAATAGCCCAACAATTGAATGCGATGACCCCGCTCATCAAGGCCATCACAAACAGCAGGAAGAAGAACCGCCGGGGACAGCGGATTTTGAAATATCTCATGAAACCTTGTTTTTGATTTCCTGCTGAGCCCACAGATCGCTATGGATAAATGTGTCGTATTCTTCCGACGTCAGGCGCTCTTCAAGAATAGTAAGAGCGGCAACAAAAGCCATCGTTGCACCTTCTTCTTTAGACGATACCAATGCGACAGCGTGTTTTTTTAGTTCTTCTGTTGTCTTAGTGTCTAAGGCTGCGAAGATTGGTGCTGTAGTCTCGTTTCTCATTTTGTTTGATTTGATTGATATTCAAATGTAACACGAAGTTACAATATAACAAACAAAAAAAGCCGATTCTTTTTATAGAACCGGCTTTACCAACAGAAAAGTAGCCTTGTAGATCTTAAACCGATGCTAATATATGAATATTTTCACCAGGATATAAAGCGTTGCGATTGCGGTGCCGTAGAAAATGAAAAATCCGAGTATTTTGATCCGGCGGCGAGTACTCGTGTTCTCCAGGGAACGCCGCCGGTATACGACACGCATCTATTATTCCTCGTTAGGATCGAATACGGCTTCCATCTCAGGTTCTCCGTCTTTTTGTACGGACATGGTTACGTTCTCGCCGTCTTCGTATGGGATCGTCAACTGCGCCTTCTCTTCGCGCTTGCCGCCTTCGTATAGCTCAGCCTCGGTAATGATTGCCTTGCAAAGCTTATCGAGTTGCTCGCAGTCGGCGTATTTGTCCGGATCGGATAAAGAAAGCTTACGCGTTACCAGGGTGCCGCGCTCGCCGTTGTCGCTTTCCTTCTGCGCGCTGATCTTAACCTTCGAAGTTTCGTCTTTGTCCATACCGGACAAACTGATACCGAGTACATGGTATTTGTCGAAGTTGGAGAACTCGCCTTTGAAGCCGAAAGCATCGATAACGATTTTGCGGAGCATCTTCATAGCGTTTATGAAGTCAGCGTGCGGAGGGAAGTTCCACTTTACGCCGGCTTCGGTCTTGATGAACTTCTCTTCGCTCACCAGGTCTCCGCTGGGCGTTCGCTCTGTGTAGATATAGGTCGTCTGCGACGAAATAACTACCTCCTTTTTGAGGACTTTAACCCCGGTTATCTGCCGGAATTTGTTTGCTGTGATCTCGTTTTTACTCATAGAAAATGAAAGTTTGATTTAAAATAATGAAGTCTGATTTGGGTCTGTTGCTGGCTTCAAGTTAAGATAAAATTTCAGGGGATCGTAATTCGAAGTGAACTCGAGCTCGTCAATCAATTCGTACTTACTCAGGAAGCGGGCGAGGAGGTTGTTTTTACCATCGCGCCAGTAGAAGCGGCGCAGGCCGCAGCGGCTATTGTGGCAGCGGTATATGCGCGGGGTAATAATCGGCAGGTAGTCGCACCAGGCGCGCTGCGATGGCGCGTAAAGATAGCCGCGGGCAAATGAATCCAGCCCGCAGGCTGGGCACGTCCAGCGCAGCGGCTCCGGGTCGCGCTTCATTTGCCGGTCCGTGCGATCGGTTACCGTCTCAGTTTCACGTGAAACAGTAAGAAATTCGATTTGGTTGTTGTCCCCGAAATTGAGGCGTTTTCCTTCGATCTGATTCATTATATGAAAGGCATAGTGATTGAACTGTAGTATCTCGAGCGGTTCTTACGGCGCCAATTCCAGTATACCACTACGTCCGCTAAGTTTGGAGACTCGCCGCCCATGCGCTTTTTGATGTCTTCCTTCTTTTCAAGCACGATTTGCGTGTTGCTTACGACGTACCGGGGCATAGTCAACTGCTTAGCGAGCTTTCGGAATAGCTGTGAGTCGGTGATAGAAAAGAATATCTCCCTGTTTATCAGGTCAAGGCGCATCTGCCAATACATCTGCGCGCGTAGGCTGGCGAAGCTGTAAAGCAATTTGCCCTCTTCGTCCAGCGGTATGCAATTTTCATCTTGGAAGCCTGCCAGGGCGGCAACCTTAAATTCAAGCTCCTCGAAGCGCTGCACGGTGGCCGTGCCAATGCCGACGGCATCGACCCCTACAGAGTCACCATTCAGCACGCCGAGCTCCTGCATAGTGGGTATGTTATAGACCGGGCGCTTCTCTTTCTCAAGCGTGAATACGTCTTTGGTCAGGTTGTCGGCTATCGCTGACGCGTTGGGGCATTGGAACTCCTTCAGGTAGGTCATCTCGTTCTTTACGCCGGCGGCTATCGCTGCAGCATCGCCGACGATTGAGTTCGCCACGTCCACACCAAGCGCGTTGCGGCTGATGTTGTCGTGAAGTATGCGGCCTTTCTTCAGGTAGCTTTCGTCCATAATCCAGCAGCCCATAATCCATTCCATCTTGATCAGGGAGTCTGAAGATTCCATCGGCGCGATACCGCGCACGCGGGATCGGAAGAAGTTTGATTCGTCGCCGTACTCGTCCCGGCGGATGTTTATAGACTTCTGAGACACTGCGCCATGGATAAGCGTGCGGCCGCAAACAATGTTTGGGTGATCGTACCCGCTTATCCGGATGTGCTCAACGTGCTTTTGCTCGCAGAATTGGTGCAGGGCATCGGTTACGGAGTCGGGGTTACCGATCGCGATCACCGGGTTATAGTCGCCTGTCACGGTGTTCTTGATCGCGTTCATGACGGCGTGCGGTACGCCGGCGGCTTCCTCCACTACGAAAAGCATGTACTTGCGGTGGAAGCCCTGCATTTTTGTGGCTGATTCCTCGCCCGCCTTCACGCCCGCCACGACGCCTATCGCCTGGTGTAGGTTGGAATACTCGTCATCGTCCTCGAATGATGGATTGTTCATGTGCGTGCCGAAGCTCACCTTGCTGCCGTCGGGCACTATGCGCAGGTTGAACATCTCCGCGGCCGGGCGGATCTTCCGGAAGCGGCCGAAGCAGGATGATATTTCGCCCCACAGCAGCGTCTTCAGCTGCTGCTCTTTGGGTGCTGTGGTTACCACCAGGGAGTCAGGGAAGACATCCAGGAACCAATACACGATGCGGGCAACGATGAAGGTTTTGCCTGTACCAGTGGCCGACTCGATACCGACTGATCTAAACTCTGAAAGCGCCTGCATGGCGCGAAGGAATGGATCGGGCGTGGCGTCCCATATATGGTTCGCATATTCGGGCCACTGGCTCCAGCGTATGTCCGACACGCGACCGCCGAAGCGCTCTACATACCAGCGTTCGGGGTCGCCCTGGTATATTACATTAAGTCTTTCGAATTCCTGCTGAGCGCGCCGGGCGGCTGCGCGCTCGTTGAGTTTTTTAAGTGCCGCACGGGATTTTAACCTGGCTTCGCTCATCCCACTCGCTCAAATTTTATCGAAGTAGGTTGTGACAAAGACCCATCTCCAGTTCTTTTTAGCATGTAAAGTGGCCTGTAGGCGCCTTCTGAAACTTGCTCAATGAATCGCGTACGGAATGTTTTTATATGAACCTCCACATGAGGTGATCCGTTAAATTTCAATTCTTCACTGACAATCTTATATTTCAAAGAAGTCAAAATATTTCTGTCAAGCTTCCAAAACATGTCAGAATGATAGTATTCAACGGTCATTTGAATCCTGATGATATCGTTCAAATACGATGTATCGGGGATTTGCGCTAATGGGTCAGCTGATATTACATCCATGGAATTTTCTTCTGTATGATCTTTCTGGTATGCTCCAGGTCCATGTATATTGTTGTAAGTATCAATATATTTCTCCGGCGTGCTCTTGCTGTCTTGGTCAAATTTATCACGCCTTTCTTTCTTCGCTATCTGATGTACCGGCGGCGGGTTTCGGTTTTTAGGTATACAATCAGCCAGTTTCTTTTTAGGTTTTACTTGGACCGAAGCGGCGTATCCAAACAAAAAACCAACTCCGAATGCAAACATACATCCGATTAAATACAACAATTCGTTAGATACAGTCATGATTACCTTTTAAAAGGTCGGGTTAAAGAAATCCATTTCCTGTTCTACCTCCTCGTCCGTCATATTGGATATGCGGTCGAGTTCGGCGGCCAGCATGGCGCCTGCAATCTTGATGCGCTCGCGGTAAGGCTTGGCAAGTACCTTGTTTATGAATTCGTCGCTTTGATCTCCTGGAAACGACTGCGGCTCCGATCCGATTATGGCATAAGCGCAGCCTGCGAGCTGGCGTAAGCTGTTAACTTGTCGGTCATATTCAACCGATTTCCCGTGTTTATATAATTGCTCATTCCGTTCATTAGCAATAAGTACTATGCCACTGTGAGCAGGCACCTCAATTATTACTGTATTTTCCTTTTCCATGACTTTGAAAGTTTTGATTGACGAATAGGTCTGAACTGCCCCCGGCAGAACTTAACTGCGCAGAGGAACATGAATAGCCAGAGTAGGATTAGTAGCAGGGTAGACATATGAATTTTAATTCGAATACTTTTCGATAAAATCGAGTAGTCCTAATTTCTTGAACGTATTATTTAGTAGTCTTTAGCTCCTTTTTCTCTCGTGCCATGTCTCGAACCACTGAAGTCCTGGTGTGTGGTGAATGGGCTTTAATAATCTCTTTTCTTTAAGAGAAGACATTACTTCAGTATGGCGAGGCCGATTGAAAAAGTATATGTATATATAGTAACTGTAGAATAATACAATTACAGGCACTGTCACCACTATAAGATACCCTATTTCGTATCCGACAATGACGGCAGGTATTCGCCACAAAAGACCGAGTAACGTGAAATTGCTGACGCCGTATATGTTCGCGGCTATCATGACAACCGCGATACATATTTCGATGGTAACTCCGAATTTTTGCTTCATGGCTTATTTCTGAAAGGCTTTAACGGTCATCTCGATACCCTGGCGCAGGCCGTCCATAAACAACTCCTGAGAAACGTTCTTAGCAGCTACAAGGCGCTCGCCGAGCACTACATTTTCCTGTTGCAGAGTATGTATTTGCATGTCTTTGGCTGCAACTGATCCTTTGAGGCCGGCGTTACTCATCTCGCTGTTTTCCAAAGCACGCTTAAAGTCAATTTCATTTACAGAGTTTTTATTGATTTCTTGGCTAAGCTGCTCGATTGTGTTGTCCTTTTCTAGGCAAGCGTTGCTGAGGTCTACAATCTTTTGTTCAGCAATGGTACGCTCTGAAATTACAGAATTATACTGCGGAAGTAGTTCTTCATACAGAACCTTAAATGTTCTCTGTTCTTTTTCAATCGTCTTTAATTGCTCCTTTAGCCTGCTGATCTCGCAGTGCATTTGATACGGTGTTTTGTCAGTCGTGAAGTTTGTAGCCTCTGAAGTAAGGTCTGTTTGTGCTTCGGCTGATTGGGGAATGTTGTTTGACATAAAGGTTAAAAGTTTGATTGATTATTTGTTTTTGTTTCGCGCACGGCGCTGTTTGCGTCGGCGATTTTTAGTGTCTTCATTGTACTGTATCTGGCCACCTTTAAGCATAATAGATCTCATGGATATTATAACCGGCTCAAGAGGCATAAACCACTCCGGATCGCCAATATCGCGCTTAAAGTTTTGGATTGACTCAGCACTTTCCCGCATTACGCGGTCAAATTCTTTATTCAGTTCTGCAGTACTGGGCATTGCTCTTCGAGTTTTTCAAATTTCATCGGGATGTCTACGAGAGGGCGGAATAGCCGCGGTGTTAGCCAATCATGGCTTTTAAAATCACCTCTCTCTACGCCTATGTACCAGAACGGCCCGAGGCCATTGGCTGGATTGATTCGTTCCTCGTAACTATAAACGCGATAGATCAAGCCGTTTTTGATACACGATTTCGGGTGCGCGTCAACCGCTATACATAATCCGCCGACCTTGAACATAGCTACTCCTCTTTTTTCTTGTTTCGATCCATAGCCTTCTGGAGCATTTCTCGCGTGACAGGCGTGTAACCGATCTCGAACGGCGGGAAGGTTGTCGGAAGAACCGGCACCGGCGAGTGCATCATGGTGATGTAGATCGATCGGTCCTTGATGATCTGCTGAATGTCGTTGTCATCGAGCTCCCATTTCGACACGTATGATACAACACCTGGCAAGTGGTCGGCCAGGCAGAGGCAGGCTGGCATATCCATTGTGTTGGGGTTGCCGTTGGCGGTGAGGTTAAAGTTCTGAGCTTCTTGCTCGGGAAATTTTACCGGGTTCATGGTTGTTGGTTTAATAATTTGATAAACTCTACGACGCGGGTGTGAAGCTCTCGAAGCTCTACGGTTACTGTACAACCTGTTATCCAATGAACTTCTACTGGATATTGTGGACGGTAGCTGCCGATCTTCGTAACGACCGGCATCATCCAATCCCAAGAACTGTGATACTTCAAATCCCACCCGGATCTGTTTTCGCTGGTAGGATCGGGCCAGCGGGTGCCGTATCGGCTGTCCTCGTAGGATTTCAACCCCATGAACTCGGCGATCAATTCGTTGTCTGTCTTTTGCATAACACTTAATCTCTGAAACGATCCTCAGCAGACTGCTCATTCAGCGGATCGAGAAGAGGGTTGTCTTCTTCAGCCTCGGCCAAGTTCGAGGCGATATGTTCTGCTTCGGATTTAACCATGCCGTTCAAGGCTTCACCGGCCATAGTTCCAAGGTCGGACATCATCTCGTCCTGAAACCTTTGTTCATTCTCCGCGTCAACTTTCAATTGCGGGGGATTGCCGATTTTAAATTCGCTAACCGGTGTCTGGCTGGCAATAATATCTTCCTTCACATGGTCCGGCATCTCGGGGTCAATTTCATCTACCGTGGCATCTACCGCCAAATTACGCTTGATCAGCGCGAATACATCGAAGCCCATCTCGAACAGGTAAAGAATGGTGTCTTCGTTGCCGTATTGAGCGATATATGTATATAGATTCCAATGTGATTGGCTAATTGAATCAATGATTTCTTTACAGAAGTCATCAGTAAAATGTACCTGGTTGAACGCCTGCCGAAAGTCTCCCGGCGTCATACTGGACAGCGGACGTAATATCAGTTGTGGCTTGTCGTCTTTTTCGTCAGTATAGTCGTGGATCAAATGGAGAGTCTTAACGTTGACTTCCGCTTGAGAATTATTTGTAATGAACGGCACTCTGCCGTTTACGTAGCAGTGTACGTAATCAAAAAACGATTTTTTCATAGGTTGTTGATTTTACCTTCCTCTTCAGCACAACGGCGAATGTCAGCCATAGCAACTTCATTCGATTCATAGAATCGCACAGGAGACACGCGGATAGGAGACGATGCCTTGTAGATCTGCATCGCGGCAAAGCCCGGATTTGTTTTTGCTTCCAGTTTGCGACCAGCCTCTCCAGCAAGATGAACCACCCACCCAGCGCGGCAATGCGTCGTCTCGCAAGTATGCCAATCCGACATTTCTATTGAATGGCCCGGCGCTTCGATCGCTGCCAGAACCTTGCTATGGATGTTCTCAATAACCGGTATTTCAGGAAAGGCAGGCTCACCTTCAGATGACGATTCTATAGGCTTCGCATTACGCAAGCCGGAGCAGTCGGAGCAGTCGGAGCAGCGGGAGCAG